GATGCCCAAAGGGCGGCAGAAGCCCAGGCAACGGCTGACGATGCTAACCGGCAAAGGCTCCTGCCGGCCCCCGAGACCCCACCAGAAGCACCAACCGCCGCACCTCCTGCCCCGACTCCCGCCCCAAAGCCAGTTTCCGGCGTCCCGCTGGCCGACCAGCTACGCGAACGGCTTGGCCTGACCGGAGCGCCACCGGTCGAGGAACCCGCTGTAGCGCCTCCCCAGGCCGTTGTGGAGCCGTCCCCCTCACTGCCGGCAGAGGTGGCACCAGAGCTACCCACGGCCACCCCGGACGGCCTCCCCGCCCCCAGAAAGCCGTGGCAAGCCAAAAACCCCCTCTCGATCTCCCAGTTTATCGCCCGTAACGGCGGTCTGGAACTGACAGGCGAGACAAAAGGCCGCGACTATGATAAGGTCTTCGTGCCCGGTGGCGGTCCACTCGCGAGGAAATCAGGCCTCTCGATCGACGGCTACTGGCGTAATAAGCTTATTGAGAATGGCTACCTCCCATATGATCCGGACGGGTACTCAAGTCGGGATATTCGCGCCGAACTCGATGACGCCCTACATCAGGACGTTTCTGCGATAAAAGGCTTAGGTGGAGAGAGATTCTATAGTGAAAACGACCGCCATCGTATTCCAGTCAAGCCGGAAGATGGACAGGCCTCTGGCATTGAGTCGGCGGCTAAGGAAATTCTGGACGCTCATGCGAAAGAGGGGGTTGGTCGAGACCAAATTGACACAAAGTCACTCTACGACGCGGCAGAATTGCTCGCCAGCGGCGAAGAAAAGGACCCCATAGACGCTCTCGAAAAGGCCTATCTAGCACAGGACTACCACAATGAAACTGAGCGCGGAGACACACGCCAAACTAGCGCACAAATTGCTAGCGCGGGCGAACAAGGAGAAGGATCCAGACCGCAAGAAAGTCCTCTTGGCGGGAGCGCGAACCGGCCGAGCCCTAGCGAAGGTGGCCCGGCAGCGGAAAAAGCGCTAACCACAGAATCAACTCCCGCTGGGACACAAGCCGTAATTCCAGGCGCTGAGAAGATCGGTCAGGGCGAACAGGCCCAGCGCGCCGCCGACCAGCCACTAAAGCCGACTGTGGCCCAAAAGCCACTCGACATCGGCATGTTCGGGGACGAATCAAAACAATCCGATCTTATGGATTTGGTTGGCAAGCCGCTTCCTCCACAGGCCATAGAGAATATCGCCCTTGGCAGAAGCAAGCCAACCACCGAAGAAATGTCCAGCATCGTAAGCCATGGACAACTTGAGCAGATAGTCAGACATATTGTCGGGAATGCTGTAAAAGTCGTGTTCAAGGACACAATCCCAGGAATCTCCGCAGGGTGGGGAGGCGAAGAAGGACTCAAATCCACTTCAGGTGGCGTCTACGCTCCCATGCGAGATGTCATCGAAATAGCGATGGCAGACCCTAGTTATCCGGACAAGCTTCAATCGGTCTTCCACGAAGCATGGCACGGAATCGAGGACCACTTCGCAACGCCAATGGAAATGGCGCTGATGAAGGCGGAGGAGCCCAGACTCAGAGATATAGTCGCTAAGGACTGGAATATCAGTCCGGAGAGAGTTGAGAAGATCGCAGACTATGAGATTCGGGCGCAGGCCTTTGCGGCATACGGCAAGGACCGAGCAAGTGCTGACGGACTTTCTGCCGGTATTCGCAGATTCTTCGATCGCATGATGAACGTGTTCCGTCGCATACGCAATGCTATCAACGGACTCGGCTTTAAAACATCGGATGATTTGTTCGATGCTGCCTATAAAGGCGAGATGAAGAACCGCCCATCCAGAAAGGACCAAGGCTACGGCTCTCGCATGGCAGAGGCTGCCGTTAGCGAGAACTTCAAGAACGACCCCGTCATGAAGGAGGCTACATTAAAGGAGGTGCGCAAGCAGATGCGGGAGCGCGCTGGATTTGCGGCCGGCGGCAGGGTGGAGGCGGCGAATATCAACCATAATCCGAGCGAGGCGCAGAAGGAAAGCGGGGCATATGCGAAGGATCATATCAGCGCCCAAGGGCTCCGTATCTCGGTTGAGAATGCCAAGGGCTCCTATAGGCGGGGCGTTGACAAAGATGGCAAGCCGTGGAAATCAAAGCTCAGTGCTCACTACGGATACATACGCGGGACCACCGGCGCTGATCTGGACCACATAGACTGCTACCTCGGGCCGCACGTAAAATCGCCGCACGTATACGTGATTGACCAGTTGCACGCCGGCACAAATAAATTCGATGAACACAAGGCGATGTTGTTTTTTCCATCCAAGTTCGCAGCCATCAACGCCTTTCACGAAGCGTTCTCAGACGGCAAAGCTGGTGATAGATTCGGCCATGTCCAGGAAATGAGTATGGATAAATTCAAAGAATGGCTGGCGAGTAATGAAACTAAAAAGCCAGTGAGATACAAGGAAGCCGCATAAGGTGTCAGCGGGACATCAAGCGAACGGCGACTTATCGCAGGCCGAGTTAGATTCACTTCTGGATCATGCGCTTGCCGATCCGAGAGTCAAAAAACGCCTAGCGCGAAGCTTTAAGCTTAATTGCGACTACGATATTGCTCTCCTCGGCTCTAGTTCTATCGGTGGATGGACCGTTTACCTGGACAGGCATTTACGGTTCAAGAATTGGCCTTACGGCGTTATCCCGGTCAAGTATAAACGACTTGATGTGAAGCCGGGCCTTATTCGACACGAACGTCTAGAAGTTATCCTTGAAGATGTGTTCGGGTGGCCGTATCTGCCGCTGGCTCATTTCACGGCGCAGCATTGGGAAGAGCGCCTATACAAGTCTAAGGGCTTTGACCCGAAAGAGGTGGAGTCCGCCTTTCGTCCGTTCATAAAAAAAGATTCCTTAGAGCGAATCATTCGTTCACCGACCGATCTCGACCAGCGTCCACTACTAGCGCCGCCCCGCAGCACGAAGATAATCGAGCGCGTAAACGAGACGGCTCAGAAGGAAAAACGCACTCACGAATCGGTGAAATACGAGGAAAAATCAACACATAAGGGGCAGAAATGTGAGCTTTGCCGTCATTTTATCGAGGCAAGGTATGGTGGTCCGGCTTGCGCGGGGGTCAAAAGTCCGATACAATCTGAAGCATACTGTCGTCGGTTCGCCGCCGGCAAGCTGGGAGACACATCGGAGGGGTTGGGATGAAGGCATTCGTATTCTGTATCATGGCATTGTTTTTATCGACCGGGGCACAAGCGCATCCACACCGCCATTACTCCGTAGCCTCATCGGCCACACAGTTACCTCATCCCAGCGGTTGCCCGAGATCGGCCTTTTGCGGTTGCGGTGCGAGTGTCGAGGTATTCGGGCACAGCGTCCGCGATCTGTGGCCGGCGGCAGCGTGGTTTCGGTTTCCTCGGGCGGCGGCTGGTCCCGGCATGGTCGCTGTCAGATCGCATCACGTTTTTGTAATCCGTGCAGTTCTTGGGAATGGTCGGGTGATAGCCTACGACGCGAACAGTGGGCACGGAATGACCCGCGTTCACGAGGTTTCGCTGGCGGGGTATTCGATCAGGAATCCGCGCGGAGGGCATGGATGATAGACTTCCGAGAAGCAGTGCAGGGAGCATTCGGCGTTCTCTTGTGGGGGATATTTTTCCTTGTCGTGGCGTGGGTCGCGTGTGCACGCGCTGGCGATCCGCAATTCTGGGGAAACTATCCGCCGGAAGTCCATAAATGGTTCCCCACCGTCATGCAGCCTGGGTTTGAGGAAATGCATGATTCAGGTCATAGTTGTTGTGGATCTACAGATGCCTTTGAGGGTCGAATTGTTGGCGAAGATGTGCTTGGGAATATATCAGTTGTCATTGATGATGGAAAGACTATAATTCCAGACGGGACTGAGGTTAAAGCGCCTCGTGAAAAGATACAAACGCACTATGGCAACCCCACTGGAAGGCTTGTAGTGTTTATCTCCGTAGGAGATCATAGGACTGTTTTCTGTCTTGTACCAATTCCAATGTATTAGGAGAAAAAATGACTGTTTATGTCGCAGACTTCGGTTCACAGAACCCCGTAAATTTCGTCAAGCTCGGCAAATCAGGGTGTGTGGGCGTCATCCTCCGGGCAACTCGCAGCAATGAGAAGGACGACGCGCTCTATCCGAGCCGCAGGGAGCTTGCGCGGAATAATGGACTATTGACCGCAGCATATGCCTTCAATACGGGAGAACCCCCTGCTGTCCAGGTCAAGCGTTTCCTTGACTGGGCCAACCTCGAATCAGATGAGGCAGGCTATCTCGATCTGGAGCGAAATCCCTCCGGAACCGGACAGATGACCCTAAACATGACGGCCGAGTGGCTGGACAGGGCCGATCAGGCCACGGGGCGGTACTGTGGGCTCTACAGTGGCGATGTCATCAAAACGCTGATAACTCGTGCCACCTCCATCCAGCGTGATTTCCTTGCCAAGCACCCCCTCTGGGGCTGCGAGTACGGGCCTCGCTGGCGCAACGTGGACGCCAACCATCAGACGCTGCCGTGGGCCAAACCGTTCCTCTGGCAATGTACGGGAGATGGCATTGGACCAGAGCCACACACGCTAGACGGCCTTGAACCAGATGCTGACCTCTCCGTATTCGACGGGACTGCCGAGGAATTGCGGAGTCAGTGGGCTCTCCCCGCCATTCCGGTTCCGGTGGTTGCGTGATGCGTGCCGCCCCCGGAGAGTGCGATGGGATCGCGAACATTGTGTTCGGGCTGTTCATCGCAGCGGTCGCGCTCGTGGTCGCGTTCCTAGTCGGCATCTTCTGGCTTGGCCGCGCCACCGCCGCTGAGACCACGCTCACCACCGAGCAGGTATACCAACCGTACCATCACCATTGATTGCATGGGGTAGATATGCCACAACTCTATCAAAATATACGGTTGATTCCACTAGCTTTCTTGTGGATATACAGCGCTAATGCTGCGGAGAAAAACCGTCCTCCGCCGGCACAAACGCAGCTTGACTGCATTGCGGCCTATCTTGCGGTCTGCGGCTCAGTGCCGCTTGTCGGGTCTGCCATTCGCGCCTGTGTAGCGGCGCATAAATTCAGTCCGGAGTGCCTTGAATTGGCGAAAGGAATCAAATGAACCCGAATCCAGAACAAATCAAGTCTGCAATTCGATGGGTTGTAACGACTTTTGGCGCCCTTGCTGCCGGATGGTTTGCCCACAGCGGGTTCATTACGGCGGATCAGGTACTCGGTATATTGAATAGTCAAGCATTTATGTCAATTGCGGTTTCAGTTGTCAGTGGAATCGTTGGGTTAGTGGTTCATAAGCAGTCAAACGCTATCGCCGTGGTTAAGGAGATCGCCAAGGATCCCACATCTCCGGTGGCCGGAATCGTGACGACCGACAGCGTTGCGGGCCGCGACCTAGCGCATTCCATGAATGACCTATCCGTTGTCGCACCTGCCGGCACGACCTCAGCTTCTGTCATCGCCAAATCATAACAAAGGAACCTGCTATGCACAAAATCTTTGTCTCTATCCTGTTTGCGCTCGCCCTTGCTGGCTGCGCGACCTTCAACAACCCGGTCAGTTTGACCACTCAATACGATATTGAGGCCGGCTACCTAGCTGCGGAGAACATCGCCATAGTCTACATGGCGCTTCCGCTGTGCAGGACTGGTACGGTGTCAACACTCTCCAGTCCTTGTGGCCGGCGCAGTATCGACGTTCAGATTCAGCAGACAGGTGCGAAGGCGCAGGCTGCTGTGGTCGCGTTGCGGAACTTCACCAAGAACAACCCGACGCTCAACAACGCGACGGCACTCTTAGCCGCGCAGCAAGCTCTCGCAGATTTCCAGTTTGCCGTAAGCGCAACCCAGAGGACTTCTCCATGAACCCACTTGCAATCATCCAGGCCATTGAGGGTATCCTTGGCGTCGTCGTTAAGCTCGCACCGTCCGTTGAGGCTGGGGTAACCAGCCTGACCCCGATCGCTACCGCTATAGTTAATAACCTCACCAAGGGTGCAACCATCACGCAGGCTCAGCTTGACGCATTGGAGGCAGCAGTAGACGCGGCGGCGGCTCAGATTCAAGAGCCTCTCCCGCCGGATGACGGGTCCACTACGACCTAGATATGCCGATCGATAGCGGAGTTGAGATCGCACTAATAGTTGCTGTTTCCAGTGTGATATCTCCTCTGGTCCTGTCGATTCTAAATAACCGCAGCCGGCGCGCGGAAAAACTGGAGGACTATGCCCGGCAGGATGCTGTAGCCGCTAAAGCGGAGGAGGCCGCAAAGCTTCTTTTAGAGCGACAGAAGGTGACTGCCTCCGAAGCAGCAACCGTCGCTAGAAAGCTCCTTGATGCCAATGACCGCGTAGCAGATGCTGCTAAGGTTGCCGTCGAGACAGCACAGGTTACCAATACAAAACTTGATTTGATCCATACTCTCGTTAATAGCAACATGACTACCGCCATGAAATCTGAGTTCGATGCAGTGGTACGGGAACTTGCTATGATGCGGGAGGTTGTTATACTTAATAAGGCAGCGGGCCGTGAACCTTCATTAGATACCCTAGCTGCGATAAAATCAACTGAGGGTAAGATAACCGAGCTTCGTGCTGTCCTGTCTGATCGAAAGACAACGCATTGATGTCAGGAAAATTCAGAGCACACGATCTTGTCGAGGTAACCCTGCGCAGTCCAGATGCAAGACCGAAACAGATACTCGGGGCAATTATCGGCCCCGGCGAGGAAGACGGAGTTTGGCGAGTTAATCTTTTGACGACCGGGCTAATACTTCCGTTTCCGGAGGCAGATCTGAAGTCAAGCAAGGGTTCAACTAGGGAATAATAACCATGTTTCTAAAGGAAACCACAATGAAACACTTCGCTTTGACCTGTTTTGCTCTCATGCTGCTCGCAGCACCGGCTGTGGCTCAGATCGACGTTGGTGCTGGTCCGAATGGCCTGAAGTTTCGTGTTGGCCCTCAGGAAAACAGAGCACACGAGCGTGATTACTACAATGACCGCCGCGATGACGACCGTTGCCGCGACGTTGAAATTGTGACACATCACCGTAATGGGCCTGACACAGTTCGTATCGTTCGTCGGTGCGACAACCAATAAAGGGGAAACGCCAATGTGCTTTCCATTAGACTGGAATTGAGCATGTTTTGATTCTCGCGGTGATCGTGTTCGCCGTAATCGGAATTCTTCGGCTCCTAATTCCGTATGTCTTTGCATCCCTCGGATGGCCAGCTACCGGCGGTGGATTTGCAGTCGTAACCGGTGCTCTAAACATAGCCCTATGGGCGGTAGTGGCGATCCTGGTAATCATCTTCTGCTTCATGCTGATCTCATGTCTCATGAGTTTTGGCGGCGGCGTATCGCTTCTGCCTCATAGGTGAGACCAGAAGACCTAGACCCGACCTATGTTATCGCCTTCCTGAGTTTTCTTGCCGCGTTCTCGGCTGGAGTGGAGTTGTCGCAAATGACAGTGAAACGAAAGCCAGCATGGGAGCGCGATCAGCCATCGAGTGTTTACCCCTAAGAAAAGACAATGGTAACATTCCACAACCGCCCCATCTCAATAATGGTTCTGTTTGCAATTGCCCTGCATATGTCGTGGGCATTGATTCTAATGACGGATGATTCCGCCCTAAATGTGAACGCGATCAATGCTCTGCATGTATACATTAATTTGTTGCCGGTACTAATCGCAGTCATTATTGGCGCTGCCGTGATGGCTTGGATTGGCCTTTTCACAGCTTTGCCGTGGATGTTGCTTTTTCTACTGCCGCAGCAGGCTCTACTGATGATGTCTGGGGCCGGCGCCATAGAATCAATGTGGCTCGGACAGTTCGCTGATGGCGTGTTAAGACCTCACGCCTTCATAGCTGCCGACCAGATATACAGCGTACTTGCAGCTATTGGACATACTGTTGCTATTATTTCACATGCGCGTCGTATTACCCATGACTCCTGACGAAGAACGGCGACTACTCAATATGTTGGAGGCCCATGAATGGGCAACAAAATTTTGGCTGAAAACGGGAATTTGGGCGAAGTGGCTAGCATCGGTCGCAGCGGCGGTCGCCGGTATAAAATACCTCTGGGGCCTGAAGGATATCATAAAATGATATCTGAACCAAGGACATCTATGGTTGCGGCATTTGTATCGGTTATTTTGTTTGGTCCGGCACTATGGATGCTTCTTGACCGCGAGCCTCCATTCGCCGTTATTTCTGGCCATATAGACCCGCCGAATCCAGTGGTCAATGGGTCCATAATGGTGACGTGGGATATAAAGACTGAGAGATCCTGCCGGCCGTCATCGAGGGCAAAGGTCACGCGCACGATTGTCGATTCCAAAGGGGTTCGACACGCCTATGATCCGGTAAACGCTATTTACGGTACGCCGGATCAGCAACGAAACGACAAGGTAGAGCGTACAGTTCCTTTGCCTGAGAATATTACTGGGCCGGCGAAATATTCGAGCGTTGCCTGCTACGCATGTAATCCACTACAAGAGTTCTGGCCGATATGCGTCCAGATGCCAGAAATAAACTTTGAGATAGAACCATCCCAAGAGAAAAGTTGACATATGGCACCTGCGGGAAACCGTGAGGTCTGTTTCGTTTTACTCGGAGTTTAGGCACCTGCGAGCATGAAATAGGTCAATGAGTTGATGCCGAGACCGATCGCGATGCCGAGAGCGACCTCGTTATGCCCGACCCCCATAGCGGCGCACCATGCCGAGATGTAGAGAAGCATAACGGCCAATCTCGTCCTTGCGGTATTGCTCATGTCTGTTGCCCATCAAGAATATCGGCCGCCCGACGAAGATCGGCAGCAACCCTTAATTTTTGCTCGTCGTCCTCTACGATGTCCAGAACCAGGACGCCGATTGTCCATTCTCCGTCCACCACAAAGTGACGGATGCGAACCGTATATTCGACGGGCTTCGATCGCAGCCGGTGGATAACGAATTGGTCGGACATTACTTGCTCGCAGGTCTCTTGAGACCTTGTCACTTTGAACTTCATTGCCGAGATCTGCTGATCCCGCAGGCTCGGCCCAGGTCCATTTTCCATGAGCCGTCCCTGCTGGCGATCGTAGGCCGCTTCGCGGCAGTTCTCGCAGAGGGTAACATCGCAATCCCCGGCCCGATGAAAACAATGCGGGTCTTTCTCCGGATCGCACGTTGCATCGCATCCGTCGCAAAAATATGTGGTCATGGCTTACCCTCAGTTTGCCCACGACCGGGCATCGGACTGCTCTGCTCGTGTTCCCACTCACAGGTATGTGGCCCGCTTTGCGTCCCGCAACCGCATCCCGGCCAGCGGGGGCAATAGCCGGTCGAAACGGCGCTCGGGGCCGCCTTCTGCTCGGTGGCCAAGATGCCGCGCACATCGTTGGCTGTCGGTAGCCCTTCATCGGGATCGCCCGCCTTCTGCTCAAGAGCCGTCGCCGCCCGACGCAGATCGCCAATGAGAATGTCCATGCCGACCGGACGCTCCCATATTTCCTCGTCGTCCTCGTCATCATCCGTTAGGCCGACCGCTGCATCCGCGAACGGCTTGAGCGCCGCCCGCAGCTTCTCGATCTCGGCCGCAGCGCCTTCAAGTTGATTCTCCCATATCGACCGTTGCCCAAATCGTCCGCTGCGAATTTTATCGCGGATGTTGCGGAGTTGTGTTGGGGTATCGGCCATCGTCATGCTCCGTATTCAGGTACATGCGGGTAGTCGTTTTGCTGGAGCATAGGCAGAGCCATTGCAGGCAACAAAGAACTCGCATTCGCATAAACCGCATCTGTTCATGCCAATAGCTCGCTCATCGGTCTCATTGCACCGGGGGCATTCGACGACAGGCGGGTGAGGATCGTTCTGATGGTTCTCTGCGTAGATATCGCTCATGACTTACCCTCTGTCTCACCGCGACTGAGCATCTCTGCAACGTCCGACAAAGCGCAAATCGCTTTTATGCTAGGCCAAATTTCCGGAAGAATCCGATGCGCTTCGTTCCCGTCAACTTGGTTCAAGCGCGCCCTAAGAGAAGATAAGTTCTCATCGGCCGCTATTGCTTCCGAGAGCGCGCGGTTGGCCATCATGGCTGCCCGAAGTTCCTCGATCTCCGCAATCATGGCATCGGCGTCCGAGTAGGCGATGCAGGCCGCTGGGTCTTCGTGCCCCCGCTGGTCAGCAATGTTGCTTTTGACCCGCTCAAGATAATCTGCTGCTCGATCTGTCATCGTCTGCTGCCCCAAAACAAGTGAACGACAATCACCACAAGAAGCGACGTATCGACGGTGACAAACAGACCGATGTAATCCAATTGGCTCATGTCTCGCCCCGAGGTTTGATAACTCCGGGTAGAACGCGCGGATCGCGCCCGTTCAATGCCTCTGCGAGCCGAGCGAGTCGGCCGAAGTCTCCGACAAAGCTCGGGATGTGCTCTGGCGTTCCCTTGTGCCAATTCCGAATGCAGTCCTCCGCAAGTCTCCAGACCTTTAGAAGATCGACCGTGCGGCCGTCTCCCATGACCATCTCCAGACTTCTATGTCCGTCATCGGCGAACAGGATCACGCCTGGAATGGGGCTATCGATGCCGTCCGGCATATCGACGGGCCGCAAGCGTTCTGCGGCAAGCGCCCGGCAAGTCTCCATCTGAGCCATCGATACCATCGTCCTGCTCCGTCCTGTGATGTTACCGGGTAACTCACGCGGCTTTCTGCGACCTGATTTTTGCGAACCGATCCTCGGTCACGTGTTCCTCGTAAACTCTCGGGCATCCGTCGCAATACCAATGGACGAATGTGATACCCAGGCTGTACCCAGAACCCCAATCCCAGCGAGTGCCGCCGCATCGGCACGGGCGGTGAGCACGATGCTTGCTCTCGTATCGGCGGTCCACTCGCACGGGCATTCCATCGCATGTGTCGCGGACGTAGATCAGCCGATTCATCGGCGGATCAGGGTGCTGTCCCGCCAGGGCTTCCTCGATGCACTGCAGGGCGCGATGCGGATAGCTCCCGGCGTTATCCCAGATAAGATGCGAGGCGCGAACGCCGAAGCCGTGCTCTCGCAGAACCTTCACCGCCCATTCCTCCGCATACGTCCAGACGTAGCGTTCCCCGCTCGAGTTTTGCCCGTACCCGACCCCATAAGTGTGGCCGCAAAGTGTGAGCTTCCGACGCGGTCCAAACATCGGAACAAACTTCCCGTTGGGGCTGGCTAAGCAAATGCGATTACCGGCTTCGATGCGTGTATTGCAAATTCGGCTCCAAGTCGGGCCTCGGAACGAATGCTTGAACGGCGCTTGAATTGCGGCTTCAAGATCGGTCGCCGTCGCGGCGCCGCGCATTCCATCGAGGTAATCGGTAAGCGTCATGTTTTCCTACCCGGTGTCTACTGAAATGCTGCCCGTATGCAGTTCCATCCGAAGCGGATCATCTCACTTCGGCTCATCCGCCATCCCGTCTCCACTTGTGGATTGAGATCGGAGACGCGAAACATGCCGTTTCTGTATGTTACCTTCGGTCCCGTTGGGTGCCAAAACAAGGTCATGTTCGCCTCCTAGCGCATTTACTATTTGTTGCATTTTGGCGCTGAGCACTTCACCGCTCAGCAAGTCACTTGATCGTCCCATTGTCCTGCTCGGTCACGACCGATCTCCGGTCACTATGCCGCGCCTAACATCTTCTCCAACTCTGTAACACCATTGACAATCTGTGCCTTGATGGCTTGATGGACACGAGCAGCAAGTTGCGCCGCATCTATGCCCGCAATGATGCCATCCGCCATATTTCGGATTTGCGGCGGATACGACTGTCTGCGCAGGCAGCGTTTCAGCCTCTCGCCTTCCAACTTGAGCTTTCGTTTTGTCGTCACCTGTAACTCTCCATCCGCTCTGCCAAGTCCCCGTCTACCGAATCATTAAACCGCGCCATTGCCTCGTCGCGTAGTTCGTCTGGTGCGTTTCCAAGCCACTCTGCCATGATCGGGATACAGTCCTTAAAGCATTGGTCGAACTCCTTCTGCTTCATGTCGCGGATCGATTTCGGCTCGATGTGTACTCTACCTGACTTCTCCACCCATGTTGTCACATAACCAGCCTTGTATAACGCGCGTTTACGGACGACTTCAACTGTCTCGTCTGTGTTATCTGCGACAATCTTGCACAAAACGAAGAATAGCGCATGTTGCTTGGGGTTCCGAGCATCCGTGAAAACTCCGTTTTCTTTTATGCCAACCAAGAACTTTTTTGCACGCGGCGAGATCGGTACGGCCGTATCACCGACGCGGCGCCAGATGCCTCTCATTAGGTATAGATAGCCCAACAATCGGCTTCGCTATGGTGCCAACCAAGAGCCTCAAGCCGCAGGCTAACCTCCTTACTAACCTTCTCAATGGATGGTCCGGCATAAATCTCGTCATGCTCGGCTTGAACGCCGTGGGTGGCTAATCCATTAGGCTCACAAGTGGCGAGAAGTTGCAGCCCTTCGATGATCTGACTGTATGTGCCCATGCTATTCTCCATTTTTAGGCGCCAATGAACTTTTCGGCACGGGCATCGACCCGCTGAAATCCTGTTTCATCAGCAACCGATACCCGCGCACCTCCAGCCACATGCCCCACGAGGCTATGACAGCACCCGGCATGGCTATGGCAAGTCCAGCGAACGCAAATACGGAGCCAATACCGTAGATGGCCTGTCCGGATATCCGGTAGAACTTGGAGATCGCCCTATGCATCAAGCGCAATCCTGTTCTTTGCTGCCTGCAACAGCACGCCGCCTTGGTCCCACTCCTCAGTCGATACCTTCCCCTTGGCCGGAAGTCCAACCATCTTGCGGACCTCCTCCAGCGCCTCCTTCGTGGTGCAGGCGCTTAGAGCACCGTCGAAGTCGCGCAGCCACGCTTGGCCGTCCATGGCTGGGTCCTCCCACACGGTCTCTCCTGGAGGCGTAACGCCTTCGGTCACGAGTGCGACATCCTTCTCCGCTTGCGTCGTGGCCTTCGGAGGAGGGGGCGGTCCCGGCTTCTTGACGGTCAACTCCTTCCCGCGCTTCTGCGTTGCCTCGATGATCTTCGCGTAGGCGTCCTTGTCCTTATTCGAGACTTTCGTCAAGATCGCGTCGTTAAGTTTGTCCCACTGCTGCAACTCATCGTTTGTCGCGGACGTGGCGAGATATGAGAGATACAGTTGGATCCAATGCGGCATGTCCATTCCATCCGTTATTTGGATGGTGTGTGGCTTGGCCCCGGCAACTGGCTTCGGTGGCGGGGGAGGAGACCTCTGTGCGTCGTTATCGCCGCGATCCGGATCCGCTGCGTTCACGTCCTCGACCGGAATATTGAACAGTGCCTGCAAGAACGCCTTTCGCGCTGACACTGCGGTCTTTCCGAGGCACTTGTCATCGAATTTTCCGTTCTCTGACATGGCCAGAGACAATCCCGTCCACTTGGTGGGATAGGCCCAGACTTCGCCAGAACTGTGGAGAATCGTGAAGACGTACCGTTGTTTGACGTATTTTCCCTCCACGAAGGCAGGATCACCGAACTCCGCCGGAATGATTGCGAGGCCAGCCGTTCCCATGCGAGGCGTCAACTCAGTCAGGATCGCGCCCATGGTCGGGTACTTATAGCCGAAATGCTTGTGCTTGCCGTCCCGCTCGACCGGGGCAAGCGCCGCCATGACCTCGGCAATGGCCTTGGCGATGTGCGGGAATGTTCCGGAGGACGGTGGCTGTAGCGGAGAATCGACCTCTCTCTTATCGACTATCGCCGGGACGCGAGATTCTGTGATTTCGCCAGTTTCCAAATCGAATCGTTCGCTCATTTTATGCTCATTTCCATTGCCGTTTCGATTCCGGGCAATTCGGTTTCCGGGTAGTTTTTGCAGTAGCTTTTGGCGACCGCTGTAACTGCTTCCGCGATCTCTGGGCAGTTGTGAAAGAATTTCAAGGCGGCGTCAAGATCTGTTATTTTCTTGAAGACCTTGACCGGCCTTGTGCTTGCAGCCCTGCCGTAGCCCCCACGAATCGGTTGTGGTGCAACTGGAGGCGTTGGAGCGGGGGGAGGAGGCGGTGCCGGCTTCCCAGCCTTGGCGGCCTCCGCAGCAGCTTCGCGGGCCTTCCTAGCAATCTCTTCCTGCTCCGCTCGCGCCTTCTGGGCCTTGGCAGTCTCAAACTTTGCCATTGCAGCGCGGATCGTGTCGGCGGCGGCTTTTGCGGCGGCAACCAAAGGCTGCCACTTGGCATCGACTGCCTTCCCGGCATCCCAGTGTGGCTTCTTTTCAGCCTCTCTTTTTTTGTCTGCGCCGGTCGAAAGTTCCAATAATCTCGACCGCAGCGACTGCGCCCGCGCCTGTTGTTGGTCGTCCGTGATTTCCTTGTAGGCCGCAATGCCGGCGGAGGCAGCCTCGATCTCGCCCTTCATCAGCGCGAGTTCATCGGGAGGGTTGTTGTCCCCAATCCCTCGCTCGGTCATCTGCTCGTGTACGGTTTCGTCGGCATCTTCCCAACGACCGTTTTGCTTGTAGAATTCGTAGGCCTCCCATGATACTGGATTCCTTGAGATAAACGGCCAACTGTCAATCACCTTTTGCGCCGGCACGTCCTCGCCGTCGATCTGGCAGCACAGATCGCCATCAATCCAAATAGCCACCGGGAGATATGGGCCACCCTTCCGGCGTGACCGGTAGAAGCCACAAGCGGGCTCGTTCGGATTGATCGGCGGCGGGATCTGCCCTGCAACCTTGGCGGCTAGGAGCGATTCCCACAAGGCGTATTCGTTTGATTCGGTCATGCTATTCTCCCATCGCCCTAACAAGAACCTTCACGGCCATCAAGAGAGAGCGGAGCCGTGTAATCTCGTGTCGCTGCCTATCGCATAACTGGCACATCTTATTCAGTTTTTCAGTTGATTGCTTAAGTTCAAAATGGCTATCGCGAAGCTCATTTTTTGCCTTGATTAATTCGATGTGTTGCTCTGCGTGTTCCTTGCGAAACTTGGCTAGTGAATTTGTCCGCATTATACTCTCCTATACCGAAAAATAATCATTTGCATAGCCGCTAAATCTGGTGCGGCGGCGTAAAGCTCAGCCGCAACCTGTAGCGGGTCGATCTTCAGTCGCGCCCAGAATTTTTTCTCACCGGACCTATGTTGTGAATCGGGAGCGATAGTGTGGCATTCAGAGCATAGCGGACACGAAAATCTGTCATCCGGCTTCATGCCTTTGCCTGTGATTTTCTTACCTGGAACCGTGAGCCTGATATGTGCGGCCTCGCTCGGAACCTGACCGCAGCGGATACAAGATAATTGGCGTATGAGTGCAAGGAACTGGTCATCCCGCTCACGCGGCTTCCGCTGCCCCGGCGCATCCGACCGCACACGATTGGAGCGGCGGCGCTTGTCCAGAAGCGTCCCAGGAGCGGCCTGATTTGCGATGCGAACGGCCATTTAGTGCTCGATGCCTGATGCCTTGCGCTTGCATTTCAATGGCAGTGGGTAGCACCACGGCAGACCGTGGCCGTCTGGCAGAGCAGAGATCGCTCCGTTATCGACCATGATTGAGCGATAATCACAACCGCGTTGAGCGGCCACCCTCTGCCAAAACCGCCAAACCGTAGAGGCCTCTTGAGTGGGGCGCAGTTTCCGACGAGACCAACTTGGATTCATAGGTCACGCCGTCATCGGACTGGGCCGTGATGCTTTTCTTGCAGTACCCGTCGAACCCCTTGGTCGGGACGAGAGTCGCCCGCCATGGCTTTAGCCTACTCGGGGCGCCCTTGATGTATGGCTTCGGCCCAACGAGTTGGTATGTGCCGTCGCACGTCACTGCCGACAACTCCTTGCCCGTACCGTTGAGCATGAAGATCATCGGCTGTCCGATGACGGCGCTGCCATCGACAAGATTCGTGGCGAGCTTGATCCAATCGACCGCTGAAAGGCCGGTGAGCGGATCCTTGGTGCTCTGCACCGCCCCGAGATTGAGTTGCGCTTGAGCGGCCGTTTGAACGCCTGTTGCGATCCCAAGCGCAAGAACCGAAGCAAGAAGAATGTGTTTCTCTCCATTGGAATGCCGAATGTCGGCGCGGCCTGTATGTCGCACATTCTGCGCCACAAGGCAATAGCCACTTGACATTTATTTTTCGGCGTGGCATATAGGAAAAATCGAAACGTGGTCCGAGAGGCAGCCCCATGCAGATTGTCGCAGAAATCATCGGCGGGATTGTTCTCATCGGCATTTTCCTTATGGGAGTGAATAAATGCCTCCAGTACGCAGCCAAGGCCTCAGTGGATATAGTGCCCCCGAGCCCGAAAGATCAGAAGCCGGAAAAATCGCCTTCCTCGGAGGAACCGGATTTGCCGTCATCTTCTGTCTAACCATTGTATTCGGAAGTTGGTACACTATAAACCAAACCGAGCGCGGCGTTCTTCTGCGTAACGGAGCCTTGGTCGATGTTGTCGGCCCTGGACTGCATTTCAAAACGCCATGGATCGAGAGCGTCTACAAAATTGATATGCAGACGCACAATTTTACTTTTGAGAAGGTGAATTCGTACTCCGCCGACCAGCAGCCTGCGGATCTGAAAATATCAGTTACCCTGCATGTGTCTCCGGATAAAGTCCCTGAGATGTATTCTCGATTCGGCGGAGATCAGGCAGCGGCGATTTCTCGGCTCATCACACCTCACATGAATCAAGAGGTTAAGGTCGTGTTCGGGCAATACACGGCTGCCAAGGCCATTTCGGCGCGCGGACAGTTGAATACGGACGCGGCTGCCGCATTAACCCAAGCGATTGCCTACGACCCAATCTTCGTTATCGAGGGTGTCCAGATCGAGGATATCAGCTTTTCCGCCGATTACATCAAATCCGTTGAGGCCCGGATGATGGCGGAGGTTGCTGTTCAGCAGCGCCAGCAGGAGCTTGCCCAGGAGAAGATCAAGGCCGACATCGCGGTAACTCAGGCCACTGGTCGCGCAAACTCGGTAATCGCAGAAGCCAAAGCCAAGGCCGATGCGACGATTCTTGCTGGTAATGCCGAAGCAACCGCAATTAGAGCCAAGGCAGAGGCCCTGAGCAGCAATTCAAACCTGATTGCACTGACGCAGGCTGAAAAATGGGACGGGAAACTACCAACAACAATGGTGCCTGGGTCGGCCGTTCCATTCATTGGGATAAAGTGACATGGTAAGCCCCTCCGTAGCGGTTTTCATAGGGCTGGTTTCGTTTGCTGGAATCAGTGCATTCGTAATATACTTTGCTTCGTGGTTTAACCAGAACTTAAAGCCATGAAGCTGAGCAAGTTCCTCGAATCTCACGGTTACACGGCCACCGATTGCGCAAATGGCGTCGGTGTCGCCGTCTCCTGTATAACAAGACTACTGAACGGGGAGAGACTGGTAGGGCTAGAGACTGCCGTAGGGATCGAGGAGTGGACAAATGGCGTCGTTCACCCAAGGGACCTACTCACCGAGAGGAAACGCTATGTCTAAGCCGGGTCCGCTTGACCATATCATGTTGCCGTTCATCGGCTGCCTTTCGGCCGGAATCGTGACGTTCCTAGTCGCTGGCGTGGTGGGTTTTTATCCTTTGGAACTCGCAATACCGTTCGGGGGCGCCATGTTTGGGCATCTCTTGAATACAATATAGGGGACGGCAGATGGGCACGCAGCAAAATTGGGCGCCGGAAGCCGCAGAAAAAGCCGCCGCACTGTGGAAATCTGGCCTATCCGCAAGTTTCATCGCGGACGAATTGAAGGTCACCCGCAACGCTGTGATTGGCAAATTGCACCGCATGGGATTGAGTAAATCCAGAGTACGAAAGAAACCAGTGTTCAGACCGAAGCCAAAGACTTTCAAGGCCAAGTTCACCACGGCGCCCGAGGACGAATCGCTCGCTGCGAACCCAGATCGGCTACATCCGTTCGACGCAGCGATACCGAAGAAACAGCGCCGGCAGACATGGGAACTTACGTCCAAGACCTGCAGATGGCCTATTGGGATTCCCGGTCATAGGGATTTCGGGCACTGCGGGGGCAAGACATTGGATGGCTATGTCTACTGTAGGAATCATTGCGAAAGGGCGTTTGTTCCGACCCAGGCGATCTGCGAGGCTGGCATAATAGCGTGACTAAATACAGGGCGCGTCCGATCACTATAGATGGGCACCGATTTCCCAGCCTCAAGGAGGGGGCTCGATATAGGGAGCTTCTCCTTCTCTCACGAGCCGGCGAAATCTCTGACCTTGTCCTCCAGCCAGAGTTTGCATTTGTGCTAGATGGCAAAAAAATGTTTACCTATTTTTCTGACTTCGGGTATACTGAGAAAGATGGGACGAAGGTTGTCGAGGACACAAAAGGCTACAAAACGGACGTGTACAAGATAAAGAAAAAAATCATTGAACATGTCTACGGCATCAAGATAAAGGAAACATAGAATATGAATACCCCGCAGCCGGCGATGGTTTCAGCAAGCCGATGGCAAGTGTCACCTCAGGGACGCCGGCTGCGGGGTTCCATACACCAGATCATGACTGAGGTTGTCATCGCACATTTTGCCAAAGAGCTATTGACTGGCAACAGAAATCCGCAGATAGTGCGAGCGCGTCACGAGTTGTTCTATCGGTGCGTGACTGAGACCAACAAAAGTCTGCGCACCATCGGAAGGTTGACTAACCACCATCACTCAACGGTGTTGGCAGGAGCGCGTACCCACGCAACAAGGAATGGATTGAACGGAGGATAGCATGTTGGCAATCACGCACGAAGAGACGCAGTTGGAAACTCGCCGTTGGAGCGGTGTCGCCGTTGACACGAGCCAGCACGGCACGGTTAGGCTTCTCAACGCCGGCCTGGACGAGCGCGACGGCGAGATCATCGCCCACGGATGGTTGGATCTGGAGTCCATGAACCTCCTGCGGGTGGATGACTACCAGCGGGAGGTTCTGTCCATCACTGGAGGCAAGAAGGGCTCCCTGCGGGAAGCCGTGGAGGATGGCGTTCGCCTCCCGGATATCATGCTGGGGATGCGAGGGCAGAGGATTGACTTTCCGAATGGAACCTCAATCTGTCGTCTCTTGGACAAGGTCTATATCGTGGACGGTCTCCAGCGAGTGTTCGCGCTCAAGACCTATGCAGAACGGCACCCGGAGGAAGCCAAGAACCTTCGGATCGGTGCCGAGGTGCGATTCGCCACCGACAAGGAAATCGAGAAGGATCTGTTCAACAAGCTCAATACCCACCGGACTCCGGTATCTCCGAACGTGATTCTCCGGAATATGCGGGACAAGCACCCCAGCATTCTCACGCTGTACGGGCTCAGTCACACTGACAAGGATTTCGCCCTGTACGAGCGCGTCTGTTGGAACCAGCGCATGACGCGGCTGGAACTCATCACGGCGACGATGCTCGGGCGCACGGCGGGGAGCCTCCATGAGGTCAGGAAGCGAACTGGCGACCGCGCCTCCGTCCTCGCTCCCGGACTCGATATCTTGGCCAAGAAAGTCGGTCTCAACACGTTCCGCACGAATGTCGCAGAGTTTTTCGAGGTCATGGACACCTGCTTCGGTGTCCGGACAATCGAGTACAACCAGTCGGCCGCGCATCTCCGTGGTAATTTCCTCGTCACGCTGGCGAAGATGTTCTGCTCACATGAGAACTTCTGGAAGGGCGACAATCTGTTCGTGGATGCCGACCTGAAGCGCAAGCTCAAGGCGTTCCCGGTGCTGGATCCGGAAATCTCGCGGCTGTGCTCGGCTGGATCCATGGCGATACCGATCCTCGAAAACTACCTCGTGGAGCACATGAACAAGGGGAAGAGGAATCATCGCCTGCGGAAGCGCATAGACGATGTTTGAAGGGTTGCCGAGGAATCATTTCGGCGTTGTGTACTGTGACCCGCCCTGGAGATTCGAGGTATGGTCAGGAAAGGGTAAGGCAAGGTCAGCCGACAATCACTACGATACCATGACGCTTGACGAAATGAAGGCCATGCCGGTGGTTGACCTTGCGGCACCAGATTGCGTGCTTTTCATGTGGGTTGTATGGCCGATGCTTCAAGAAGCTCTCGACCTTATCTCCTCATGGTCATTCGCCTATAAGACGTGTGCTTTTGCGTGGGTTAAGGCTGATGCCTCTCAGGTGGAGATGTTTCGAGATGACATTGACCCATACATGGGCATGGGCTATTGGTCACGAGCTAATAGCGAATGTTGTTTATTGGCAACGCGAGGAGCGCCAAAAAGGCTAAACGCCGATGTCCTACAGGCAATAGTCGAGCCAAGACGCGAGCATAGCAGGAAACCATCTTGTATGTACGACAGGATCGAGCGTCTAGTGGCCGGTCCATTTGTCGAATTGTTTGCGAGAACAGAGCGTCCTGGCTGGTCATGCTGGGGAAATCAGACAGACCGATTCAAATAAGGAGTAGCATATAATGGCAGGTTCACTTAATAAGGTCACGATTATCGGGAATTTGGTCAAGGATCCTGAAATCCGGTCAACGCAGGCCGGAAAGCAGATCGCAAACATGACCGTCGCTACCTCCGAGACGTGGAAGACCAAGGAGGGCGAGCGCAAGGAGAAATCGGAATTCCACCGCGTTGTATGCTTTAATGAAGGCCTCACGCGCGTCTGCGAACAGTACCTCAAAAAAGGTGCCAAGGTCTACATCGAGGGCTCGCTGACCACCCGCAAGTGGCAGGATCAGACCGGCGCAGATCGCTACTCGACCGAGATTGTGCTACAGGGGTACGACGCGAAACTCCTTATGCTGGACAAGCCTGCACAGCGGAGCGAGGGACCGAACGACTTCGCGGAGCCGGCGGGGAAGACTGAGCCGAGGCGGCCGGCGACGACGAATGCAATGGATATGGAAGACGAAATTCCCTTTTAGGTTGTAATGTGGACAAATACAACGAAATATGGAAACCTATCCCTAGTTTACCTGGGATTCTTGCGTCATCTTTAGGGCGCATAATGGTTGTTCCATTTTGGGGTGAAATGCCAAGAGGTCGTGGACGCCGCCAATACGGCGGCAAGCCTCGAATTGGCTCATGGTCAAAAATTGACCAACGCTACGTTTTTTTCTGGAGAGACACTACGTACAAAGTTGCGCGCTTAGTTTGCGAAGCCTTTCATGGTGCGCCGCCGTTTGATGATGCTGTCTGTATGCACGGCGATGAGAACTCACGCAACAACGTAGAATATAATCTTTCGTGGGGGACACAAAAAGAAAATCTCAATGCACCAGGATTCCTAGAGTATTGTCGTGGCCGCACAGGAGAAAACAGCCCGATTATTAAGGGAATTGCCAAGCGAGCCAACGGGGCTCTAATCCCATGACCACCCGCCGCAAAGTCCTCGCCCTCATTGGAGTCGGGTCTGTCTCCGCACCTCTTGCGGCGAAGGCAGCGGCCGATGCCTCGCTTGGGTCTCTGACTGGCATGATCCCAGGTGGGGCGCTTGGTTTTGGCAACGGTGGGTCGCTAAGCCTGCCGGGTGGTTCTGGCGCTCCTATAGCATCAGAAGGTCCATTTGTCCCATACGAGAAACGCCTAATTAGGGCATCCGATTTTATCAGATTAACTGGACTGCCAGAGGTTGTCGAGAATCAAATTCGAGACAACTCAAGACAGGTGTTCCAACTTGACCCGGACATAGCCAGTAAACGGTCGTGGAGCATGAACGTAAAGATTGCCGAACAGCGGCAGAGGAACTATACTCGATCTGTCGAGAGAATCCACCAAGCGGCGTGGTCGCAGCGGAAACTCAGTGCGATAAAGGCGCTACTCGGGTTCGAGTGGCCATGGTGACGATATGGGATATCCAACGGAGATTTCCTGGACGGATGCCACGGTTAACCCCGTTGGAGGATGCTCCATAAAGTCGGCGGGATGCCAAAACTGCTACAGTCAGCGAATCATTGGAACGCGCCTAGCCACTCATCCACTCTACGCCGGTACCACTGACATCGTAAAAGGAAAGTCAGTCTTTAACGGTTACCTCACGGTCGCCGCCGATGACCATGATGTATGGAAATGGCCGCTTCGATGGAGAGGCGCAAAGAACCCTGTCATGGGCAAGGATATGCCATCCGCTATCTTTGTTGCAGATATGTCTGACTTATTCCACGAGGACCGCCCGCGCCGGGATATCCGTAAGGTGCTCGATCTATGCGAGGAGACCAAGCACGTCACGCAGCTACTGACCAAACGCCCAGAGGTGATGGTCAAGAACGTCGGCACATGCTACAGAGTCGAGAGAGAGAAGATATGGCTTGGATTCTCCGCCGAGCGCCAGCGGGAATTTGACGAGCGATGGGAGCACATGCGACCGCTTACGACGCTCGGATGGATTGTCTTTGTATCCATAGAACCCATGCTAGGGCCTATCACTCTGCCGGTCGATTTCCTCGAATGCGGCCGTAGGGCTTGGGTCATCTGCGGTGGAGAGAGTGGGCCAGACCGGAGAGAGACAAACGCCGATTGGTTCCGCGCAATCCGTGACCAATGTTTGATTGCGGACGTAAGCTACTTCACGAAGCAGATGACTGGAAAGAAGGCCATTCCAAAAGATTTGATGATTCGCGAGTTCCCAAAGGTGCCATCATGGATGTTCAGTCCGCAAGTAATGTCGAGGATATCGAACGACCCGCAACTAACGTTGGTGTGACCATGCAACTCGTATATGTATTTGATCTGGACGGGACTCTAGCCGACATCACGCACCGGCTGCATCATATTCAGGGCGACAAAAAGGATTGGCGCGCGTTCTTCGCGGATTGCGTCGATGACAAGCCAATCGGCTATATGCTTGATCTGGCGTGGAACCTCAAGATGGGCGCCGGAAAGACTGTCATTTATGTCTCTGGCCGCAGCGATGAAGTTAGGCGCGAAACGGAAATGTGGCTCAATTCTCACGGGGCGCCGTTTGGTCGGCTCTACATGCGCAAGGCTGGAGACCACAAGCCAGACCATGAGTTGAAGATTGAGCTTCTGGCCGATCTGCGTGCGGATGGGTACGAGCCTGTGCTTTGGTTCGATGACAGGGCGAGAGTGGTTCAAGCCATACGCGCGGCCGGCATTCCTGTGGCACAAATTGCCGAGGGCGACTTTTGATGCCAGTCCGCATTCAACGTCGCCGTGTCAAGGGCTGGCGAATGCCGTTAAATACGGTGAGCGTAACGCGGCCAGGGAAGTACGGTAATCCGTATCATCCCGGATGCGGTTTAGGCTACGGGCGAATCAACGACGATGGAAAGCCGGTATCGTGGGATATTGGTGACCCGCGTGTTCAGGTCATGTTTTTCAAATGGCACATGGACGATATGATGAAGCATCGACCGGCGGACTATGAGGCGTATATAGCGCCGCTGCATGGTAAAAATCTTGCCTGTTTTTGCAAGCCGGACCAGCCGTGCCACGCGGATATTCTTCTTGAGTTGGCAAATCCGCCGCTATCATGTCAGGCAATGGAAGAAGATAGAGACGTAGCATGACTCGCCCCAAAGCATTCCTAGCATGGGCCATCCGGACATTCGGCCCCGTCGCCGCAAACCGTGACGAGCGCGCCGCCCGGTTCATCGAGGAAGCACTGGAGCTTGCCCACGCGGAGGGGTTAGACTATCTCACCATCAATCGAATTGCAGCCCGTGTGTACTCCAGGCAACGTGGCTATACACCACGAGAGATCGGCCAAGCCATGGCGTGCCTTGAAATGCTGGCAGAGAACATCGGTATTTCCGCCGATGCCGAAACGCAGAAGGAGTTCGCCCGCGTCCAGAGCATCCCGCAAGAGGAATGGACGCGCCGACACGAGGCCAAGGTGAAGTTGAATATTGCGAACCTGAGTGTGTAATGCAACGACCATCAGAGCAAGAGATACGGGCGAAGAAGCGCGAGGTTGCGATCCGCTACGCTCGATCCGGATACCGGCCGACCATAGCCGATCTGCGCATGGCTGAGTTATATAGGCTCCTCGAATATCGCCGTATGATGGAATATCCGCTTGGTCTTGGCCCTCTGTTCGATATGATAGAGAATCCAAGAAAGCTGAAGGCTCTCACAGCCGGCCGTAGGCTTAGACTTACCTACGAAGAACGGCAGATGGCGAATATCAAGACCATCGCCCCTTACGATATATCCCAAACCGAACTCAAGGCTCGCCAGCGCGAGGAAAAGAGGTGGGCCGACCAAGCACGGGCTCGGAAGAAAAGACGCGCCAGCGGGGCTCTCAAACGGTCTAAATATGAGGCAAATGCGGTAAGCCAGACCAAGCCATGGGCTATCATGGGGATGAGTCGCAGAACGTGGTACCGCAAAGGTAAGCCGTTACCTGATGATGTGGCACAAGTATGTCGCTCTATATCCTTATCTATCAATGCAGCGACGGAGTTATGCCAACCCGAAGAGTCCCAGCCATGGCCAAATAATCCCCTTTCACAGGAAGACTTGATTGAAATCCTGGAGGGTGCTTTCACCGCCTATTACAACGTCATCAACAGCCCTCCCGGCCAGAGGGAACCTCGATGATTACCGAATTGAGAGATTACCAGAAAGACACGATCCAGGCTCTCCGTCAAACCATTGGCCAGGGAATCTACCGAATCGTGGTTCAGAGCCCATGCGGATCTGGGAAGACAAAGATCGCAGCCGCAATCATTGACAGCGCTCTCAGCAAGGGAAACCGTGTTGCGTTTGTGGTGGATTCGATTGACTTAATAGATCAAACATTGATGAGTCTGTATGACGAGGGTGTGCGTGACGTAGGAATTATTCAGGGCAATAATGAGCGCACGGACTGGTCGAGGCCCGTCCAACTATGCTCCATACAGACGATTAAGAACCGAACGGCATTCCCAGAAGCAAAGACAGTTATCTTCGATGAGTGCCACGTCATCCACGCAGCCCACCGTAAATGGCTAGGGCATCCTGATTGGCAAAAAATCCCGTTCATAGGATTGTCGGCGAGTCCTTGGACGCGCGGAATGGGCCTTCTATACAACACGCTTTTGATCTCCTCGACAACACAGGAGTTGATTGATCGCGGCTACCTCTCTCCGTTTCGAGTGTTTGCATCCGGTCACCCTGATTTGAGAGATGTAAAAATAGTGGCTGGGGACTATCAGAAAGACGACCTATCAAAAGCGATGCAGTCTGGAACGCTGACGGCCGATATCGTCAAAACATGGAAGGAAAAATGGGGTCTCAATAAAACTTTGGCGTACGGAGTCGATAGGGCGCACAGTCAGGCGATCATGCAGCGATTTATTGAGGCAGGCGTAACGTGCGGATATCAGGACGCCCATACACCGGCAGACGAGCGGCGAGAGATCAAGCGCAAGTTTCACAACGGAGAATATCAGGTTGTATCTAACGTGGCCACGCTCACCAAAGGCGTGGACTGGGATTGCCGTTGTTTGCTGCTTTGCAGACCGACACGAAGTGAAATGTTGTTCGTCCAGATTCTGGGTAGATCGCTTAGAACTGCGCCCGGAAAAGAATCGGCGTTGATACTTGATTTCAGCGACAATCATACAAGAATGGGCTTTATAACGGATATTTCGTATGATTCTCTTGACGATGGCAAACCAAAGCCGAAGGCTGAACGTAAGGCACCATTGCCGGAAGAATGCAAACAGTGTTCGGCTTTACTTGCGCCCGGTGTGAAAATTTGTCCATCGTGTGGCTATGAGAGAAAGCCAGCAATCTCTGGTATCATTGAAGACGACGGTGAACTCCAAGAGATCAAGCCCGGCCTCCTGCCGAAGAAGAAGCGCGGCGAGAAACGAGAATACACAATGGAGGAGAAGGCGCAGTTTTATGCTGAACTGAAGGGATACGCAGCGGAGAAAAATTATAAAGAGGGCTTCGCGGCCATGAAATATAAGGAGCGATTCGGTGTGTGGCCAAACCATCCTTCCGTTAAGTATGTTGCGTCACGCGCTCCATCAATCGTGACTCGGTCATGGCTGCGTTCCCGTCAGATCGCCTTCGTCAAGAGCAAGAAGTACGCCGAGCAGCAGGCATCAAAATAATGGCAACAATTGAATTTTACCACGGAGATGATGAGAAGCATATGGCCGTCCTCGATGACGGAGCGGTGCCGCGCCCTGGGGAATTTATCAATATCCGTGGCTACACTTGGCTTGTTCGCAGAGTTACGTGGGCGGTAGATCACGCAGATAGAATACCCGGTGCATCTCTTAGGGCTTGCGTCATTTTATCGGGTCCAAAGTAGCCTCCCCTAAAAAGGTGAACATGCCTGAAACCACTGCCGAGCGAGCCGCAGGGCGCTGGCCGGGTATCCTTGCCGAGTTGGGCATCCCGTCTATAGTGCTCGACCAGAAGCACCACCCGTGCCCGATGTGCAAGGCGGGCAAGGACCGGTTCCGGTTCATCAATAAGGACGGAAACGGCGGTTACATTTGCAGCGTATGCGGGGGAGGGTCCAGTTTCGACCTCCTGATGAAATTCCATGGCTGGGAGTTCAAGGAGGCCGCCCGACAGGTTGACGCCGTGGTCGGGCGAATCAATCCATCCGAGGCCAAGGCGGATTGGACGCCAGCCATGAAGCAGAAGGCCATGGACCGGCTCTGGCGGGGCTCCAAGGCCGTCCACCCGAGGGATCCGGTCGGGCGCTACCTCATAAACCGGATCGGCATAACGACCTTCCCGGAGGCGATACGGACGGCGCTGGGCGTGAAGCACCGGGAAGGCGGAGTGTACCCATGTATGCTGGCGATGCTCACCGCGCCTGACGGGAAGGCGTCCATGATACACCGGACGTACCTGACGGAGGATGGGCAGAAGGCGGCGCTTGAGAAGCAGAAGATGTTCATGCCGGGGAACATTATGGAGGGGTCTGCTGTACGGCTGGGGCCGGTTTGTGATACACTTGGTGTCACAGAAGGGGTCGAGAATGCCCTGTCAGTGACTAAGATGTTCGGGGTATCCTGCTGGGCCACAGGATCGGCCGGCTTAATGATGAAATGGCGACCTCCGGAGAGCGTCAAGAAGGTGGTTATTTTCATGGACAATGATCTGAACTTCGCCGGATTCGCCGCCGGATATACCCTCGCACATCGGATTTGCGATATGGTTCAGGTTGAGGTACAGTCTCCGCCGCCTGGGCAAGATTTCAATGACGTTCTTGGGAGCGAACAATGGCAGCACCAAAAATCCGCCTAGCCGATTCCGTCAACGTGGTAGAGTGCGACGAAGGTCACTGCCATGTAGAATTTCTCGATGGCAAGGGAAACGTCTTCGCGGAGGCTGTCCTTGATATGGACTATGCTCTAGACATTGGCCTCGACATACTGGAGATTGCCGACGACGGCGAGGAGGACGGGGCGCCGATCGGGGCTACGGTGCAGTGACGCTCCCCACGACAAAATACATGATGGTCTACCACTGCCGTTATTGTGGTCACACGACCGATCCAGAACCGGCACACGCCAGAGTGAACAGGTGCGACAACTGCCAGTCATGGGGCCTCACATACCTCAGTTGGGATCCAAAAACGGAGGCCGCCGACGCAGCAAGAATTATTCGTGAATGGGGCTTGCAAAACCCATTGGGATATGGCAGAAGGTCAGCATGAACTCGATAGTGCGTGCCACAGATACGACCATCGCCGCCGGGCCGAATAGCTCCTGGCGGTCGTATAGCGTGCATATGCAGCCCGAATTCAGGCAAAAACTACCAAGTTGATTCGGCGGCTGACCCCCGCGAAAAGCGGAAGAGGAGGCCCAAAACCACCACCAAAGACCCAAGCAGATATACACTCAAGAGCGCATTATGGCGTTTTTTGTGCTGTTGAGTGCATATTTAGTCGCCCCTGCTACCAATCAGGGGAAGTCGGTGATTGAGATATAGTGGCCCCCTCAGGCGGGACGACCACTATCTCCTCCGCGTCGGAGAAGCGGCTTAACTGTGCGCGCTGGGGACATCATGAAATTCGGGCGGATCGTAATGGTCCGCCCGGTTTGTTCATTTTAACGCCGTCATCCTCCAATGGTAGGAGACCCCCTTCGTACGGTGGCAATGGTTGTTCAAATCAACCTGATGGCTCCAATTCGCGGTGGGTCGCCACGCGCCCCAAGCCACGTTTCGCCCAGCGAGAAAAACAGCGGCAGTCGTGCCCCGCCCCGCGAAGACTCTTTGATCCGGGTTATCCTCAGTGGCAGAGGTCCAGTTTTGTAAACTGGGTGCAGGCGTTCGATTCGTCTACTCGGAACCAAGTTTGCCGCCATAGCTCAAAGTAGAGTCCTTCACTGGTAATGAGGGGGATGCAGATTCGAACCTGCTGGTGGCACCATTCAACGGCCGACTACCCCAATTTGGAAGAGGGAACGGATCCAGACTCCGTCCAGTCCCGGTTCGAGACCGGGGTCGGCTACCACTCACGCCCAACTACGCAAAACAGGCAAAGCGACTGGATTCAAAATCCGGTGTGTCGGGATTCGATCTCCCGGTTGGGCACCAATACGCCGCAGTACCCCAGGTTGGCAGAGGGATCCGTCCTAAAAACGGTTCCGCGCGTGATCGTCACCCGCCTGCGGCACCACTTCATGGGCGGTTAGCTCAGTTGGGAGAGCGCCTGTTTTACACGCAGGATGTCGGGGGATCGTGACCCTCACCGTCGCCGCGACATGGCGAAGGTCATGCCTCTCCAAGGTATCGGAAGCACCATTTCACCGCAAGCGAGTCTGAGAAGCGAAGACGGCGCCTGATGAGCGTCTGATAGGAGGGGCAGTACCTCCCGCTTGCACCAATATGGAGTAAACAACATGAGCGATCCACTTAAACGGTTCGGGGTCCATTCGGATTCCGAGCGTAAATCAGAGTAGTCTCTGGGCCGGCTTTTTAACCCGCGTCGCAAGAAGGGCAGAACTTCCGGAATCCTCGGGTGCTTAGTTCAGTGGAAGAACAGAGGCTTCTTAACCCTCTTGTCAGGTGTTCGATTCACCTAGCACCCTCCAAGTTTTACGTGGCTGTGGCGGAACGGCAGACGCGCGGCGTTGAGGTCGCCGTGGGAAACCATGGGAGTTCGATTCTCCCCGGCCATACGGTCCTATAGCTCAAAGGTAGAGTACTCGGTTGTCAACCGATCGACGGGGGATCGATACCCCCTAGGACCGCCACTTACGGCGCGTAGCTCAGTCTGGTAGAGTCCCCGGTCCGGAGCCGGGTTGTCGCAGGATCGAAGCCTGCCGCGCCGACCACTTTTTATTTGTCAATGACTTTCGTTTTGCGTGATGATTTGTTTCCTTTTTGGAAAAGATATCCGGGACGGCCGTTTGCAATAGCGTGCAATCTATTGCCGCTAGGGGTAATTAATTCAAGGTTTAGCAGAGATGGATTGTTGGTGTTGGTATCCTTATGGTTAATTTCAACTTCTTGTGAAATTTTACCACGATAAACCAACCACACTAGACGGTGTATTTGCATATGGCGAATTTCTTTTCGCCCAACAGAGAGAGAAATTTTTGGATATCTACCGCTGCCAACTGCGCCAATGTATCTATTGGTCTTGTGGTTAAAAACTTTCCCATCTTCGGATACTGAAATGTGACCGCTAGAGACTGCGGCCAAAAACCAGTCGTCATTTTCTTGGTTGTGCATCTAATATTGGTATCACGTTTTTCAGAGCGGCGCTAGCACTGGGTGCGGCTGGGCCTTATAAACCCGGAGCGGCTGATTACCGTAGACGGACGTGTTCGATCCACGTAGCGCCGACCACCCCATGATAGGATACGACCATGCGCATCATCGCAGAATACCATCCATCCGACGAGCCGTTGCCCAGGCTTCGGTTATACATCCATGGGGCTCCGCACTACCGGCAGCATTATAAGGTCATCCAGAAGTACCGGGAGGCGCTTGTGGAGGCCTTTAAGGCGGCAGCGATCAAAATCCCGATCACGGTCCCCATCGACATCTGGGTGTTATACATCAATCCGTGCAGTCCTGACACTTACAACCTTGCGTTGGCTATGACGCGGGCAATGGACAAAGTCATCCTGGCTGACGACAGTTTGATTGCCTGGACATCGGGAATGGGTGCATACTATCCGAATCGGGCTACTAGGGCGGACCAGCCGTTCAGATCACGATTTTTCGAGCAGCACGGAGCATAGCATATGCGCGAGATCGCCGGAAGACATTTCGAGTACGAATATCGCAATTCACACACCGACTCTGAATGGGTCCGCACTGATTTTGAGCCACCGTTGCCAGAGACGAGATGCGAAGCTGAGAAGAGATTAGAAGTAGAGGTTCGTGGCTGGATCAGGGGGACAGCATTGCGCTGGGTGTTGGTTACCGTCAACACGGAATGCGGCGTACCACAAAAAGCGCCGCTGGGTCGCTCTCAGTCAAAGGCCTCCTAGCTCAATGGATGAGCACAAGATTCCGAATCTTGAGGATGCAGGTTCGAATCCTGCGGAGGTCGCCAATAGGGAGAGCGGCGCGCGGGGCGCGAACTGGACCTGAAACCCAGGCCAACCGCAAGGTTGATGGCTCGACTCCATCGCTCTCCGCCACTTGACTGCGAGGCACAAACTGATACTCTGCGAATCAAAGGAACCGTGGCCGAGAGGCTGAAGGCACCGCCCTGGAAAGGCGGCATACCGCAAGGTATCAGGTGTTCGAATCACCTCGGTTCCGCCAGATAATATGAGGTTTCATGCCAAGAAAGATTAAAGACCTCAGAACCTATCTCGCCTCCAAGATCGCTATTGCTCCCAATGGCTGCTGGGAATGGTCGGGAGGTAGAAACAAAAGCGGCTACGGAAAGATAAAGTTTGGTGGGAAAGACTACTTGACCCATAGAGTTTCTTACGCCGTCAATCGCGGCATTTCTGTCGATGATGTTAGCCTTATGGTTCTTCATTCATGCGATAATCCGCCTTGCATCAATCCAGAGCACCTGCGCGAGGGAACCTGTAGCGACAATATACTTGAAGCATATGCTAAGGGTCGGGCAAGCTTGAATAATAGTTTTCAGAACGGAGAAAAAAATCCACGCAGCAAATTGCTCCAGTCTCAAGTTGTTGTCATCAAATCACTAATTAAAGACGGCAAGATGAATACAGAAATAGCAGAATTATTTGGCGTGCATCACGCTACAGTGTCGTTGATTCGGCGTGGGAATATTTGGGGATGGGTTAACCCATGATTTGCGAAACATGCCATGGCATGGGGACTATGCTGCGCCTAAACGGCGCGGTCCTTCCCTGCCTTACCTGCGGCGGCCATAGATTTGATTATTGCTGCCAAGGAGAGATTGGTGAAGTAATCAGGGAGGCCCCTGACACGGATTCGAAACCCGCTGGTGCCCCGCAAAGGCATGTGGATCAGGCCCACACTTCACCGCCATCTTACATGACCGAGGCCGAGTTACTTCAAGGGCTTCAGGACATGGGATTAGGAGTGTGGCCAGAATGACCTACGACGCGCGTCGTACCTCGCCGGCCGGGGCGAGGGACTGAGGCTAGACCTCAGACCGGCCGCTAAATTCTGCGCCAGATCGGATGTAAATCGGCGCACGCGACGGAGTACAAGCCGACGCACTTTTCCCGAGCCATCAGGGATAACGATGGCGGCACGGTACGGTGGTGAGGACACTACGGCCCCGTGCATACTTACGGCAACGCCAAGTCTGGTGACTGAGCGGGTCTGTAAAACCTGCGTCTTTGACATGCCGCGTTCGATTCGCGGGTTGCCGACCAATATGCAGCATTGGTGCTAAAGGTAGCACGACACGTTGCCAACGTGTAGGACCCGGATCGTTACCGGGATGCTGCTCGCCTCGGTGGTGATGGTGGTTCCACACGTCCGTTTGAAGCACGGAAGATCGCCGCTCGAAACGGCGCCGAGGCACCATTTCGCGTCTTGCAACCGTCACAAAAAGCGAGTATATAACCCCATGGGATGGTTCGGTACAGACGTAGACGACGCGAGGCTTGAGCGTATCGAGTTCTACGCCACCCGCAACAATGCCCTATTGCACGCTCTCACTCGAAAGGTTGACACCATCATGGCTGATCTCAGCAAGCTTACCACTGACGTTGATGCACTCACCGCCGCTGTTGCTGCGGCTGTAACGGATCTGACGGGACTTTCCGCCGACATCGCAGCCCTCAAGGCAGCGGCACCAGCGGACATCCAGCCGGCAGTTGATGCCCTGGCGGCGAAGGTCGAGAAGGCCACGTCCGACCTCACCACGGCGACTACCGCCAACCCGGCGTAAAGAGTAGCCTTTCGGGCAATCCTGCTGTTCCAATACGGTCACGGCTACGGAACAAGCCGGCGCAGGTAAACTCGATTGGCTTTCCAAGCCGGCCGGTGTCTCGCAGCACCGGTCGGCTGTTTGATTCGGGGAAAGTGGCGGGCCACAGGCACCCTTTGCACGGCTGCCGTCCGGAGTTCAACTCTCCGTTTCTCCACCACAAATGCGATGGAGGGTACCCGAGCGGTAGCAGGGGTCTGATTGTTAATCAGTTGGCGAAAGCCCGTCGCAGGTTCGAATCCTGCCCCTTCAGCATTTACGCGGTCGTCTTCTAGATCGGACAAGGAACCCCGGCCCTCATCCGGGAAACGCGGGATCGTAGCCCGCCGACCGTACCATTACGGCCCACTAGCTCAAATGGACAGAGCGCCAGACTACGAATCTGATGGTTCGGGGTTCGATTCCTCGGTGGGTCGCCATTTATCCTTAATGACGCGACATCTCTCTGCATAAAACTCTGGGGTCCAGTGTCCCATAGACACCTGGGAGAAGGCAACGCCTTCCAGTCCAGCCCGCATCGCAAGCGCCAACGCAATTTCTGGTCCGGTAGTAATCTTGTTGCTCATTTCGGTAGCCCTCTTGCCGGGATCGCCACATTATTGCGGCCGGACGTGGTTCGCGCCCGGCCGCCCTGACTAGGACTTGCGGTGCGTTTTTGGGGCGTGTACTCCTTGCGTTTGAGATAGAGATTTGGACGCGGTTAGTGTCTCACATAATTTAGACGGAATCAACGGGGTATAGCTCAGCGGTAGAGTTCGCGCTTTGGAAGCGTGAGGTCCGGCGTTCGAATCGCCGTGCCCCGACCATCTTTGATGGGGAATAGCTCAGCGGTAGTAGCGCGGCGCTCTGGACGCCGATGTCGGGAGTTCGATCCTCTCTTCCCCTGCCATTCACGATATGCTATCAACCACCCAGGCAGAGCCGGCGCCGTGGCGTGGCGCGCATAGGGAAACCGGAAACGCCTAGTGCTTTACCCCAGCCGGGGAAAAGACCGAAGGGACCCTTGGCCGAGCCTTAACGTAGCAGTGGCGAAACGTGAACGCGGCGGTCTGCAAAACCGCTATTGAGCCGGGTAGGCACCGGCCTGCTACTCCAACCCTTGAAAGGATCCGACCATGACACGTTAGTGACCAACATGGAGCTAAGGTGTCATGAACCACAAACGCAAGCGGTCGCGGACGAGAGTGCGCGGCAATCGCTTCGACAAATGGCGTGCAAAAGAGTTTGGCAACGAGTATCGCTGGCTGAACAACTGGCCTGCGTGGTGGGACATCGTGTTTCACCGTAGACCGCATCGTCGCCGCGCCATGGAGACGACTAGAGCGGTTTTGCTGGGCAAGATCGACGCGGACAACGCGACTTGGCCGGTTAGCAAGAAGCCGCATAACTACTTTTGGTAACGGCCCAGTAACTCAGTGGAAAGAGTCTTTGCCTTCTAAGCAAGAGGTCGCGTGTTCGATTCACGCCTGGGTCTCCAATCACGGTCCCGTAGCTCAGATGTATAGAGCACTGGTTTCCTAAACCGGTTGTCGCAAGTTAGAGTCTTGCCGGGATCGCCACTAACGGAAGCATGGCAGAGTGGCCTATTGCATCGGTTTGCTAAACCGAAGTACCTAACGGTACCGGAGGTTCAAATCCTCCTGCTTCCGCCACGCGGGGTTAGCTCAATGACAGAGCAGTGGTCTTCCAAACCAAAGACGAGAGTCTGATTCTCTCACTCCGCTCCATCATTCCTTCGTCAAGTCGATATCGTACCCGGCATCCTTTGCGGCGGCGAGGTGCAGCCGCTTTCGCTGTGCATCTTGTAGACCGAGAGATTCCGCAACAACGTCGATCCACTTGGTTGGGATATGCTTTCTCCCGGTCATGGTCTGATTGAGGTATGACGGCGACATTCCGGATCGCACGGCGAGTTCGGCCTGATTGATCTTTGCCTCGGCAAGCGCTTGGCTCACCGAGGCACCGAACTCAGAGTCGTAGCGGTCGCGTCTGGTCACTGTGTCAGGTCGAGCCCGCTAGACTTCTTGCCGCCAAGGTCAAGCTTCACCGAAGAAGACACCTTCACCGGCTTGAGAGTGGGTATCTTGAGGTTGGGATCGAACTTGTCGCCCGAAGCCATTTTCTGCAATGCGGAATAATCCGTTGATGCAGCAAATCCCGATGCGTACAACATCGTATTGTGACCGCTGGCGGCGAAAGCAGCACGAGTCGCAACTTTGTCGGTGCTATCGTAGCTCATGGTTGCCGCCGCCGAGATGCCCATCTTCGATCCTTGGTCGTAAGCGTCGATGCCGGCGCCCATGAAGTTGAACTGCCAGCCTTCGGCGGTCTTGGCTGCGATGAGATCCTTAAGCGCCTGCCACGTATATTCTCGGCCGCTTTGGTTCTCCTCGCCGTCAGTCTGAATGCAGACGACGACCTTCGGCTTCTCGGTCTTGGCCTTGAGGGCGGTTTCGAGCGCCTGGATGGTCTTGGTTGCCGCCTCGATCAGGGGGGTTCCGCCCCGTGGCTGGTAGGTCGCCATGCTGAGGTCCGGGACATCTTTGATGGGCTTCTCGAAATGGACCTTATCCAGCGACTCCGAATCAAACTGGAGGAAGGTGAATGAGACCGGCGCCGTGCGGAGGGATTCGATATAGCCGTTGAACGCCTCGATGGTTGATTCGCGGCACGAACCCATTGATCCGGAGCGGTCGAGCAAGAAGGTAACAAGCGTATTTTCAGCGGTTTTGGTCTTTTTGGTCATAGCATAATCCTGTATGGCCGGAATTGGCTAAACGGGAAATATGCTATACGGTTAAGAAAGTCAAGGGCCTAAATCTGCCGCCATCGCCTGGGTGCCAAGGGTGCGGGACCTTCACTCCCGAACATCGCGGGTTGGATTCCCGCTGGCGGCTCCATACCGTTTCGCGGTTTAATTCACTTCTCACGGCGCTGTTCCGTAGTGAGCGTGGCGGTACCGTCAGGAGGCACCACTTCCTCAAACCACGCCCAATGGACTACCATAAAGTCGTCCAGCGCGTCGTCGTAAGAATAAGCTCTTTCTGGGAAATTATGCTGCATCAAGTGAACAATATCTTCCTCGGTTGCTCGTACTACAGAATTTAACACATGGCCCTCATCAAGACAGAGCGGCTCGTTCCATACGACAATTCGACTCATGGCGGGTTCCTGTGGTCAGGTACTAAGTCTTTGAAACTTAGGATGTTGATTCGACTTTCAACGCCCGTTGCCAATATGGCGGTGTAGCTTAGCTTGGACTAAAGCGCCGGTCCCATAAACCGGAGAACGCTGGATCGTAGCCAGCCACCGCTACCAATACGCAGACGACCAAGGGCTTGGGGCGCCGGCTGTGAACCGCGCGCAAGTTGTGGCTCGACTCCACCCGTCTGTACGGGAGTGTAGTTCAACGGTAGAACGTCGGTCTCCAAAACCGAAAACGAGGGTTCGACACCTTCCACTTTCGCCATCATCCATACGGCCCGATTATCCCTCGCGATATTCCTCTTGCAAAACGTAATGGCACATATTATACACCTCGTCAATGCCCGAGCCCTAGAGGTTAGCTTATCTGGCAATAGAACTGCTATCCTCGCCACGCTACGTTCGGGCAGTATGAATAGGGGCCGAGCCCCAGGATCGTGGGTTATCCACTTGAAACGGAAGGTGCCCTTGGGCACCACACCCCATGTCCGCTTTATGTTCGGCTCGTTAAACGGCAGATAGGAGGAAGCGAGCCCCGGAGGTATTCGGTTATCATAAGCAGCGGGTCGTTGGTTCGAATCCAACTTCTGACGCAAGTTAGAATAGCTCAGTGGTTAGAGCAGCCGCCAAAACACCGATCCTCATTCGTTTCCGTCTATCTGCCAATATCGTTGTAGAGCCTGTGTTCTCTAACGATATTGGCAGAGGAGAGAATGATGTCCAGATACGCACGCCTTGCGACCGCGCCGATCCCGCAGACTGAGCCGCTGAACGAGCGGCAAGTCCTCAACAACGCGAAGGGCTTCGTCTTTGCCGTGTCTGACTGGACGCGCTTAGACCGATTCCTGATTCTAGGATCGGACTCCAACACTTTTTATCAGAACGCCAAGGCACTCACCCGCGAGAACGCGAAGTGCGTCGAGCGCTGCTACGGCTTGGATGCCGAGCGAACCGTGGCAGTTATCGTGAATATCTCCGAATCCGGCCGCGCACCAAAGAATGATCCGGCCATCTTTGCGCTGGCTCTCGGTGCCGTTCATGCGGATGTCAACGTTCGCAGACTTGCGCTGAACGCTCTCCCGCTGGTCTGCCGCACCTCGACTCACCTGTTCCAGTTCGTTGATACCGTTCGCGCTCTCAAGCGTGGATGGGGCCGCACGCTCAAGCGGGCCGTTGCAAGGTGGTACGAATCAAAGAGCGCCGACAAGCTGGCGTATCAAGCCATCAAATACCGTGCACGGGAGAACTACACCCATAAGCGTATGCTTCAGAGCGCGCACCCGAAGTCTGACGGAACTCCGGAGAAGGCGGCGCTTTACAACTGGATCTGCGGGAAGGATTTCGATCCTCTCGGTGTACCGGGAATTCTTCAGGCCCACCGTTATGCCATGCAGACCAATGACGAGTCTGAGCTTCTTGCCGTGATTCGCGAATACAACCTCCCATGGGAGGCGATCCCGACTGAGGCCACGACGAATCCCAAGGTATGGTCCGCCATGCTGCCGAATCTTGGCCTCACGGCACTGATTCGCAACCTGGGCAAGATGACTTCCATCGGTGCACTGAAGCCGCTGAGTGACGATACGGCTCTTGTCGTAAACCGCCTGTCTCTCGGGGAGGAAATCCGCAAGTCGCGTGTTCACCCGTTCAACGTGCTCCAAGCTTTGGCAGTCTACCGTAGCGGACACGGCGTGAAAGGTGCGCTCAAATGGGAGCCGGTGCCGACGATCCTCGACGCGCTGGACAATGCGTTCTATCTGGCGTTCCAGAACGTGGAGCCAACCGGGAAGCGTACCCTAATTGGGTTGGATGTGTCTGGTTCCATGTGCTCTCCGTTCATGGGGTCGTCTCTGACGGTCGCTGAAGCCTCAGCCGCAATGGCGATGGTCACCATGCGAACCGAAAATAACTGGCATGTCCTCGCCTTCGACCACGGGATGAGAGACCTCGGCATCACAGCCAAGATGTCGCTTGCGACCGTCACGGAGAAAACGTCCGACATCAACGGCGGCGGCACAGACTGCTCGTTGCCGATGCTGTATGCACTTCGTAACGATCTGAAAGTGGACACCTTTGTCGTGCAAACTGACAACGAATGTTGGGCGGGCGCAGTTCACCCGGTCATTGCATTGCAGGACTATCGGAACAAGACGGGTATCAATGCAAAGCTCGTCGTGATTGGATTCACCAGCACGGGATTCTCGATCGCGGATCCAACCGATGCCGGGATGCTGGATTGTGTGGGCTTTGACGCTTCGGCGCCGGCCGTCATTGCGGACTTCGTACGTGGATGACGCCTACTGAGTTCGAGCGAATCGGGCGGAAGCTTTACGGTCGCAAGTGGAAAGCGCCTCTCGCCCGCGCATTACACCTCGACCCGGTCACGATCTGGCGATATGTGACCGGGCAGACGCCTATCCCACATTCTGTGGCACTTGCGGTTAAAGCCATTGAAGGAGACCTTGACACGGGGTTAGACGGTCGAAGTCCTCAAAGGCTTTATCGGTCACGGAGACCGGCTCCTAATGGGAGAAACCGAGCGAAAATCCATGGTCCGCGCTCGGGGCCAGAGAGGTTCAGTAGACAATGGGATCGCTTGCAAGCCTCCCGGTCTAACTCCATGCGGTAGTGGTACAGTTTGAAAGGCGAAGTCTCACATGACTATCTCTTTTGCCGAGCATTTCCGCGAGCTATTCGAAGAACGGGTTGAATCTGAGCTGCCAGATATTCGGCCTGTTCAATCGTCAGTGTTAGACGAACTTGACCGGGAGCGTCTGGCCTACCGGCAACGATTACAGGCGCTGTCACCACTACGGTTTCACCTTTCGCAGTTGTTTCTGGTTCTTGCGTGGCGATTAGGTCAACTAGCGAAGTTTTTCGGCCCATAACGGACTCCATTATGTCGTTGTGGCGCTCAATGGAACGGGTTCCACAATTCGACGCCGAACGCATATCGGAAAATGATAACAACTATGCCGTAGAGTAAAAGCACGCCAAGAAGCCAGCCAGCGACCACAATTGGGGCGGCGAATGCCCAGCATCCGATTTCGGTCTTGGTGCTCATTGAATGGCTTCCCAATCCTCCAGCACCTTCACCAAGTCGGCCATTTCCCAAAGCTTGGGCGTGACGCCAGCGGCCATCGCCGGGGTGACCTTCAAGGTCTGATGGATACGCACAAAATTGTAGTGCATGAAGTAGATCGCCATCATGTGCGCGTGATTTTCGGCCTTCTTTGAAAAGGCATTCGTGAGTCGCGTCATGCGACGATTGCCCATCCTGATATTCAGGTTTTGGCGCTCAACGTAGGACGTACTGACATGCGCCGGATCGGGGTTTCCTTCGACGCGATACTTTTTCGCTCCGGTGCAGATGGCCGGGCTGTAGCGGCGCTGGCCTTCCGGGGCCGCACCGTAAATCTTCACCAAAACCGCAAAGTCGATATCGCCGCCAAAGGCGCCCTCAACGGCCTCTAGGTAGGGCTTGTGGCCGTCGCTGGTGAGTTGAACGCGGGAAGCAAGCCTTGGGGCCAGATCGTCCATGAACGTCATGGCGGCTTCGCTATCGCGATTGCCGACATACCAAGACGCGACAAGCTTCGTGTCGGCATCGATGCCAACCCATGTCCAGATATCGCCGGCACCGTCAGGGGCAGCCTTCGCGGTCGGGACGTTCTTTTGCTTTGCATAGCAAAAAGCCCATGCCTCATCGACCTGAATGCGCTTGCACGGCAGGTTAACAAGCGCGCGGTCTTGATATTCGGAGAACGCCTGCCCGGCATCCTCTAGGAGCTTCAGCAGCGTGGTCCGACTAATGCCGGTCAACCGCGTGGTGGCCCGCAGGGATATGCCTTCTGCCATCATTTGGAGGGCTTGGGCGCGCTTTTCTGGGGTGAGCTTGTTCATGGACACGATAATGCACTATCATGCCCGAACGGTCAAGCATAATCTTACAGTTTGATAGGGATTCCAATCCTCTGCTTATTTTGCTATTGACCGCGACGCCCCGGTATGCTAGATGGCAGCCCTTCCGGGACTACCGTGACCGACTCGCTCGGTCTGCCGACTGCACCAGTAATCGCGGCCTGAGTGCAGCCGGGGTCTTGGCGGCGGGACTAGCCTCCCGCCGTTTCCTTTTTCGGGATCTGCCGGTCGGCGTACCACCACGCCCGGCCATCTTCCCATGGCACGCTTTTGAATCGCTTGTCCTTGCTCAGGGACGATTGGACCACGATTTTCCCCTTATCCAGGTCGTCGAAATGACGATGCCGCGTTATATATTCCATGAGCTTGCTGGTGGTGACGGGCTTACCAGCTTCGGTAAGGGCCTGACTGACAAGGGTCATGTACGGTACAGGCGCGCCGTTGAGTCGGACTCGCTCGATTCGCTGGAGCGGCGCGGGCGAAGCAGGGGCAACAGACTGCTCGGTCCCCAGCGCCACCAGTGCCCGGTCAATCGCGCGAAAAGCCTGCCATTCCGGCACATTCTTGAGCTTGACATCGAGCACGGCGGCCATGGCTTCGTGCGCCGACAGCATCTCGTCTTTGGCGGATTTTGTGGTCATGGCAATTACCTCTGCCATGGGTGTAAATTAACCGATCTTGGATTGCAAGGTCTTCTTGTGACAAGACGTAACCAATACCCAAGACGGGGGCTATTTGCCCCAACGGGCCTTGGCGGCCTTCTTGGCTATCTCGGCGCGCCGCTCCGGGGTCATCTTGGCGGCCCGCGCGGTGCCGCCCTTGAGGCCGCCCCGCCGACCGAGGGAGACAGCGGCTGGGTCTTTGTTGGGGTCGGCTGGTGGTGCCGGCGCGCGGTCTTCGATTTGGCCAGTGAGAATATCACCAACCAGTTTGCCGAGTTGGACGGGATCGCGCGGGCGGGGAAGGCGCTTTTCTGACATCGTGGAATTATGCCACCGATCGGCCTAGGGCGCGAGTGGCTTGATTTTCAAACTGTACCACTACCCTCCATGCCAAGGCCTTGACGTATACCATATTTAGTGGCATTTAGTGCTGGCGGAGTGTCTGGAGAAGGTAACCAAGCCCCAGGCGCGGCTCATAACCGCGAGACGGCCGATGCAATTTCGGCCCTCCGCAACCAATCCCTTAGATTGGAGCCAAAAAGTGTTCAAGATACTCTCCATATGTAAGGGTGGCGGCTACCAATATTGCCGCACCGACCCACCGCACCCCAAAAGAAATTCCAAGGGCTTATACCCCCTGCATAGGGTGGTGGCCGAAAACAAGATTGGCCGCTTGCTGGAGTCGTGGGAACACGCTCATCATGTCGATGGAGACAAATTTAATAATTCTGAAGAAAATCTTGAGGTGTTAACGGCGTCAGAACACGGCAAACACCATAAGCCTCGTATGGCCCTTACACCGTGAAGCAGAGTGTCCCCGTTGACAAATTATCGTGCTGGGCATTTGAGGAATTGCAGAAAAGATACACCTCATCTGCGGAGGGTATGCGCTGGGATAATTTAGGCTTCGGTCCCATCCAGACTGGCAGGGGCGGCGGCGGCCAGCGCTACGATTTTGGCATCCCCCACAAGGACGCGGAAACCATCGAGGCCGCCGTAGATGCCCTTGATGACTGCCAGATTGATTGGGAGACCCACCACACCGCCATAATGGGGCCGTTCGACGCCCTCTTTATGGCGCATGATGTCCTCCTGACCGAGACCATAAAACCGTCAGCTTTGATTCGGTACCATGGCATCATGAAGACACGGCCTGCCTGGGGTCGCGACTACGAACCCTTCCCTTCACGAGTCCAGCCGGCGAGGGGTCCATCCGGCGCCGCAGCCATCGTCGGTGAATGCCGTGGCAGGGATTTATACTCTACGGGAGCATATTGCCCCATTAAGTGGTGCCCATCGGTCATAGAGCTTGCCCGGCAGCGTGCGAACTACGTGGGTTGGCACGACGGTCTAGGACGCCTCTGTATGGCCCTTAGAGGCTCACTGGAGGCCTTTGACGCGACGGCACCCGAAGTAGCCCCGGAGCCGTGGAACCGCACCGACGCGCCCCGGAGGGTGCTTAGCGATCTGATTACGAGGCCCCTCACGAGGCTACCGGACCACTGGCCGCGACCGATGGCGACCCGGAGACCTCAGATGCGGCTTGGGTCGGCTTATCCGGTGAGTCCTTAACCTGTAAGTAGGGCTCGATCGGATTGGGGAACGTCGCCTGCAACTGCCTGACGGTGTGTGCCATCCCCTCGATCCAGCCAGCCTTTAGGGTTACTGGGGGGCGGTCGTCCACAAATTTATCGGACATCATGGCGTCCCGTAGAACCGTCAGTGACGCAATCGCCTTGCTGATATGGTGAAGACCGGCCCCGCTGTTTGGGTCAAGATCCTCCCCCTCCCACCATGCCATGAGGTGGCGAATCGTGGCGTCGTAATAGACACTGCCGCGCACGCCGATAACCCTGTAGTTGTGCCGCCCGTATTTATAGCCTCCCTCCATCATCCCAAGGGCGACCTCCATAAGGACACCTGAGGGGACATAAGACAGAGAGACCTTGGCGATCCCATAGGCGTCTTTCGGATTCGACGGCTTCGTATCAGTCATGCTCGCTAAACTCCAACTGAATTACCTTCAACCCAAGAGCTAGCGCCGTCGCATGTTCGGCAGTAGCTCCTCGACTTCTCGTCCATCCCGGCAGGAGAGCTATGGCCTCTGCATGGGCGCAGATCCACGCCAAATCTTCTCCCAATGCCACCCGAAGATCGAAACCATGTTTCTCAGCGGACTCTCGTTCGTCGCCGGTTACGTTTCCGGCAGATATATCAACTCCGCCATGACGTTCTATATCGCGCTCGGCTGGGCTGAATACTTCGTGCCCCTCGGCGCGCAACTTCGCTGCTGCCGCGTGAAAGGCAGGAAAATTGAAAAAGGGGATATTTCTCATCGCACCGGCTAGATAGATACGCATGTCCATGCCCTCCCATGCTTTATAGATGAAATCAATGCATCAGTTACGCCATGTTTTTTAGCGAGCGCTCTGTTGACGCCGTGTCCTCCTTTTGCAATCTCACGCTTGATAGAAATTTAGATCACGGTTTGGTTCAATTTTAATATAATCCACCTTAATTGAACCATTGATGCATTTTTCAGCTAGGTATTTTTCAACGGAATCCTTAAATTCTTCCCATGTCATCGTTTCAACCTCATCGAGATCACCGGGCCTCGCGAGCAATCATCGTGCTCTATCGCCGCCCGCACTGCCTCAATCGCGCTCGCCCCGCTGAACATCGCCCCCATCGCCACGCCCTGGCCGGTGCCGATCGCTATGTACTTCGGCGCTCTCGGGTTAATCGGCACGCCGCCCTCGTATAGCGTGATTCTCCCGCTAGGTCTCACCACAAGGCCGTGAACGTTCTGAATTCCTGGGCGCGATTCAGGCTCGGCGCCGTCATCCAGCCAGTCTATCATTTTCATGCCCTCGGCCAAATCCCCGGCGAAACCCGCGAGCGACCCATCCTCTAGGCGGAATATCTTCCGTACGCGATAGACGCGCAAGCCGCCAGCCGAGCAGTTGGAGTCGCTCGCGAGCACCCCGGCCCTGAATGTAACGGTCGTCAAAGTTTCAACTCGCTCAAAGCAGCGTAAACGTGTGAGATATAGGTCTCTCTCTTTCTAATTTTTCCACGAGCAGCAGGATGGACAATCCCAATGTATTGGATACCTTCGGCATCAAGCGCTCTCTGTACTTTCTTTCCCATCGCCACAATCGAACCATCGCGAAAACTTCGTACCGCCTGCTTTCCACCTTCAAACCAGTTCACAAACTTATGTTGCGCTGGGTCTATGCCAATAAACTCTAATGCCTCGAATAATGGCTTAGCAGCAAGGCGGCCATCTTTCCATGTGACGCCCATTCTTTTTGCGGTTGGTGACCGCGATTCGCCAACGAATAGTAATTTCATTTATGCGCCCTCAAATTTTGTAGCTTTACGCAGAGAGGGAGGAAAGTTGATTCGGTGCCGTCCTATCTCTCCGTCATCGAAGTGGATCGTAATGCTGTTTAGAGACTTGCCGGAACTGTACCCATGTGAGGCTGAATAGGCGTCATTGGCTGCGAGTGTCTGGAATCCCTCCACGCGCACGTCTCCAACCTCTTTAGTCGCCTCGTGGTGAAAGTGGCCGTGCATAAAATAATGGTACTTAGTCGCGCCCCAGTCCTCTCGACACCGAACGGCCATAGCCATAGCCATCTTATCAGGTTTGCACTTGTGTCCGTGTGTAGCTCCAATCAAAGTTGCACCGAAACGATGGAAAAAGAAATCTCCGGGGTCGTCGTCAATGACGACTCGGAGGTGTCTCGAATAGAATGCACCAAGAGCTACGGTTAAAGCGATTGAAGCGTGTGGATCGTGGTTGCCTGGAATGTTCCTAACAAGCACTGTGTCGTGTTTTTGCAACGCGAGTTCTATTACGTCCATCATTAGCTGAACGCCGGCTTGGAGTAGCTTGAAATACCGACTATCCACGTCCAGAATGTTTCCATGACCGGGTGTCATATTCTTCGAATCGTCTGTATGCTGGAAATCCCCAAGGTTCAATATGATTGCGTGCTTGCTTGGAGGGCTTTGACTGACAAGACGAGTCGCACATGAGCGGAGTCGCTCGACACCAATCTTCAGGTCGTAATCGCCGTCCCCGGTCTCCTTGCCCCAGGCCAAGAGTCCGATATGTTGGTCTGCTATGGGATAAACGCTGAGAAGTGATTCGTCGCTATTCCTTGGCGCGCGAATCAACGGAGCCTTGCCGCTGTACTCCTTGAATGTCTCCTTGAGCGCCGCGACCAAATCAGCCGTTACCGTATCAGTCTTCGTCTTCACCCACTGCTGAATGAGTCGGCCGTCTTCGTCTGTGAGCGCGGAGATGCCTTTTATGATATGACCATCCGGCAACGTGAATGGTTCACCATGCTCCTTGGCCTGCCGTATCCATTCCTTTTGTAGCTCGCCGTCAGGTCCGATCTGCCGGGATGCCTCTTTGATTCGAAACCCAGGCAGTACAGGCTCAGTCCCCAACATGCCGCGTTCGGCGGCCTTGTGGATCCGCATCCGTATGGTGTCTTTGCTGGTGCCGGCGGCGAGCGCAGCCTTAAAAATACTCCCCTCGCGCTTGTATAGCTCGACCGTGGCCTCTAGCTCCTCAGTCTCATCTACAGGGAGTTTCGGCCGGTACATGCTCCAATCGACGGAGATACCGAATCGCTTCTCTATCGCACCCGGAGCCTCTGGAGTGCCGATTCTGCGTCTGAGGGACTGTTCATTCACACCCACACGGACAGCGGCGACCCGCATAGCGCCCTTGTCATGGGTTCCTATGACCAGATCGCCGGGGGGCGGATACCCGTCAAAGAGGGCGTTTTCGACCGCCGCAGCCTCGTATAGGGCCATTTCATGGTCGATGGAGAGGGCCGGCACTTAGGCCACGACCGAGTAGTTATCCACAGGAATCACGATAGCCTCCCGTTTGGGAGGTATTGCGCTATTTATTGTCTGCCGTCAAGCACTTTATGGCGAATCAAACGGAAAGGGCCGGGCTACGCTTTCCCCACGTTTGCCCGGCCCGACCATCGGTGCTCTACGCCTGCGAGGACACGGAGCACCAGATGCTAACCAATCGTTATCGTTCCGTCAGGGTGAACGCGAGCCACCGACTTGTGGAGTAGAGGTTTTTCTTCGTTTGTGAAGCGCCCGTCCATCTCGCGAAGGATATAGATTTCCTCACCTTCCTTGGCTGCAAGTGCCCTTAGATCGGCGGCATCGGCCGTAATGTCAATGTCGCCAAACCAAAACTTGCCACGCGATTTTGAACAGATGTTCGCGTTGAATACGCATACATGTCCTTTTGGGCACGTCTTGGATCCCGAAATCATCCGTCCGGGTCTTGTGAAGTCTATCATCACACCCTCGCCTGCGTGTTGTCACTGATGGACGCCAGCGCCCGAGCACGGTCGTCGGTCACGGGCGCGATGTTCTCCCACGGATCAACGTGATCCTGGGCGTTCTTGTTGCCTCTGACGCGGTTAGAGCCCTTCCCGTCGCGCGGGCCGGCGGTGAATTTCTGCGCCACCCACCGGCCATTGTGGACGGAGATCACGCGCTTCTTGCGGTCGTCGGCGTAGGTTGCTTTCCGGTTCATGGTGTCCTCGCAGGTTAAATGTGGCAGTCGAGCTTTTGCATTGTTCCGTGGCACTGGACAGCGACGGCGAGCCGAAATATCTCAAAGACGGATCGCCACAATACGCCCTGAAAGGCCACGATGTCACGGAGTTTGTATCCATTGTGCGTCGGTATGGTGCGTTTGACCCGCGTGTCGCCGCTATGGTGGAAGCAGGAACGCGCACGCCTGAGATCGGCCGGCTGGCTATCTCTCAGGCGTGCGGTACTTGTGCGGTGAAGCTCGCTGCTTAGGGCGCGGCGCCAGCGAAAGCCTCACGAGCCCGCAGCGTAGCGGCCCCGAATGTGTACTCACCTTCGCTTGCGATGTCGCTATGGGTGGCGGGTATCCGCACGCCTTTGTTGTCATCGTAATCAAAGGTGAACCCGCCGACCCATATCTCTTCACATCCGCATGACTTGAGGAATTGTGCCAGGAGACAGTTATCCCGGCTGGAAAAACTGTATTCCTCATCTGGCGGCATTGTCTCTAGCCATGAAATCAGGTTTTCGAGCTTGAGCGGATCTGTATGCGCAGTCATGTTGTCCTCGCATGTTGTGGCCGCATTTGCGCGGCCGGCTGAGTTAGTCACTAACGAGTCTTCGTGCCAAATGATTCAGTCAGCGTAACCAAACGCAGATTGGCCGGGTCATTGTTGCGCGGATCGCCGTCGATATGGTCGATCATCATTTCACGCCGCTTGAAGGGACGGATTATCGAGTTAATGTAATCTTGCTGCTCGCGCGGCGAAAGCGATTGATATTCGCGATGGCTTATTCTCATGTCCGTCACCCCTTCCCGTGCCACGTAACGCCATCGTGGCTATGGACACCAGCCGCGACGACCTTCCGATCCACCGACCGGCCGGCCATCATTTCGGCCTTGGCGATAGCATTCCGCGCCAACGCCGACCCCGTTGCCATCACGCGGCGGAACGCACAATTATCTGTGACGCGATATTCTCCCAAGAACTCCGCGCCCGTGAACGTGATGGCACCTTGCGGTCCCACAACGGCCCTAGCGCGTCCGCTGGCGAGGGCCTTCGCGAGACGTTCTACCGCCTCGCGTACCTCGATTTTGCGCTCTGTGAGCGTTTGGCCTTGCAGCGTTGCGGAATCGCAGGGCATGGCACTATTCCATCTCGAATTGCGGGACGGTGGACATCGCCGCATCAGCCGCTTTCGCAGCCGCTTCCGCCTGCGTCCTTGCCTCCGATTCATCGAACACAAGGTCAACGCCGCCCTCATCGGACTTGGCCTGCGTAACCGCGTCGTCATCTGCCGGCGCAAAGTCAACGGCCCGCGCCTCATCGGCCAGGACTTCCGCCGCGTCCGCGCTGATCGTCGGCTCATCCAAATCGAGAAAGGCCGTCCTCGATTCTGCGATGACCCGGATCGCTTGGTGGTCAACCTCTTGCGCCGCAGTCTCGCCGGCCTGGACAATCTTGCGAGCTACCGACCGGGCAGCTTCAATCGCCACCTTAACGCGCTCAGAGGCATCCGGCGCAAGCATGGCACCGATTGCGCGGGCCTTGTTCGCTGCGGCGCGAATCACACCAACGTCAAGATTCGCGATACCTTGCTTCATGTCCTCCAAGAGATCGCGGACCTCGGAGTTGATCGCCTTGGTGGCCTCGCCATCGTTCGCCGCGACCCTGCCGGCAATGACATAGACCGACACGCGGGTTAGCCGTGCCTCGGCATTGAACGCATCCGTAAGCCTGCGTGCCTCGGCAATCGCCAATTCGAGATTGCCGGCACCCGACTCGGGACACAAGAGACCGAAAGCAGAGGCGACGCACGATCCGGTCACGAGAGCCCGAGCCTTCGACCGGACCTTAATCGCCGCCTCATGCTCGCCCGGATCAACGATAGTCCGTTCCGTTTCCCATTTGGCGGCAAGGTGGCCGTCCTCGGTAACGTGGTCTGTCTCGATGTCGCGCTTGATGTACGAGACATTGCCAGTGACCGAAGTCTTAAGGCTCACCAGCAAACCTGGGCGCAGGGTAGCCGTTTCGAGTACCATGACATTCTCCTATTTGATTCGTTGTGGGTTCAACTCGCAGTCTGTAACATAGAGCATATTGTCACGGAGCGCACAAGCGGAAAGTTACACTCCGTGACACTTTGGGCTAGAAATCTAGCGCCCGCCCACCGATTGAGACGGTTTCGACCTGAGCCACGGCACTGGCCGGTTGAGCGCGTGTCCGTCCCCATTGACGGAGGGACTCGATTTTCTCCTTGGCAGTCACACTCAAAGGCGAAACGAACTTTATTGCTTCCAAAAGGTCCGCAGTCTCGATTTCCCTGCCATCCTCTGAGAATGCCGCGAATAGTGCGGCCGGCACAAGATCGGCAACCTCTACGCCCGTGAAGCCTGGGCAAGCGGCGGCGACCTTTGACCAATCGCTGTATTCGAGGACATCGCCGCGCTTGTGGACGCGCAACGCAGCCGCGAGAATGTCAGTCCGCTCGACAAGAGTTGGCAAGTCGATCCACCAAGTTTTATCGAAGCGGCGTAAAAGCTCGGGGGGCAAAATTGAGACATCATTAGCCGTAGCAACGATAAATGTCTCGCTTGTGCGCTCTTGCATCCACGAGAGCAAGGCGCCCAAAGCATCCGACGAAACGCCACCATCAGATGCGCCGGAAGTGGCTCCCTGCAAGGCTTTTTCAATTTCATCTATCCACAATATACATTTCCCCGTGGCCTCGGCAACCTTTAGCGCCTTCCTTAAATTGGTTTCCGATTCGCCAACAAATTTGGATTTTAGAGCGCCCATATCGAGGCGCAATAGCGGGCATTTCCAGGCCTTTGCAAGCGCCTTCGGAGTCAATGATTTGCCACAGCCAGAAATGCCACCCAAGAGAATCCCGCGCGGGGACGGAAGTCCGTAGGCGCGTGCTTTGGCGCTGTATGCTGTGCCGCGCACCAATAGCCATTGTTTGAGGTTTTCCAGCCCCCCAACTGCGTCCATTCCGGCTTCAATCGGTTCCACCCATTCGAGGACGCGCTCGCGAGCGATAACTCTCTTTTTCTCATTTGCCACCGTGGCGACATCGATCCGCCTAAGCTGCACGAGCGACTTGGCATAGCACGCCGCCGCCTCTTCGCCGCTCAATCCGATTGCCGCGTCAATAGCAGCGTCCCGCGTCCCGTTCGGGGCGGCACTGGCCTTGATGTCCTCGGGGAGAGCACCGATAGCCGCATCAAGTATGGCGGCAATCTCTTCCCGATCAGGCAATGGCCATTCGATGACGGTCGCATGAGACGCCAGTTCCGGCGGAACCTCGCCAGACGGGCTAATAACGACCAACGCTTGCGCCGAATCCCGTGGCCTCCCAGGTAGCGCCCTCGCCAGATTGCGAAGCTGGCGAAGCGTTACAATGCCGGACGGACCCACTAGCCACGCCGGCAAGTCTCGCATGATCCAGACGGCGCGCTCCGGGCCGGTTTCGGTCATTGCCCGCGCCATGATGGCGTCGAGCATTTCGCCGGGATCCTTGGAGCCTATCGCCCTGGCAGGGGGTTTACCGCCGATCTCCGTGACGCCTTGGGCAACGTCCCATGACCGGGTAATGTAGGCTGCATTTGCGGCAGCTTCGTGAATGTAGCGCTCGACTCTGGCTTCCTCTCTCGTAATTATCCAAAGGAGGGGATGCCTTGCCCTGAAACAGTGCGTTAACTCGGCGGCGATTTTCTGTGAGCGCGTCATCGCACGACCTCGCCGTGTGTGTGCTCTTGACCGTACATAGCGAGGCAAATCGCGGGCTGTTTTGTGACTGGCTGACAGTAGACGGCGCAGCAGCGCTTGCCGAGCACCGGGAAGAGAGCTTCGCGGCACTCATCCGCAAAGCAATCATCACAGACGCCAACATCCTCCATTTTCCATGTGGCGTGTGACTCGCCGCAAATCTCACAATATGGCCGGTCCATATCGGGCACCGCGTTATTGCACGCCGCCGTGCATTCGTCCGTGTTCGGGTGGGGTATCGCCGCGTTGCCGCCCGCCATGTGAACGGGACACTTGGCATCGAAATGCCCGTCCAGGCAGATGCAATCGGCATGAAGGAATACATGGCCGCAGTTGTCGCACGCATCACCGTGAACGGCCGACTCTGGAATTGGATTGCCGCAATCGGGACAATCGCCGCAGAGGTAGTTTTGTGACACTGGCTCGATATTCATATTCGTATCCTCGCAGGTTGGTTGTTGAAGTCTAGTCGGCGGATTGCGGTTTCGCGGTCGCACGTCCGAGCGATGCTATCAACCTCGGTGCAGCTTCCACCTTTATATGACCCGCCTACAGTCTTTGCCATATCACGCCTCATTTGTTGGCAGTTGGAACATTTCGCACAAGTCGAGTTGATTCGCGTCATCGCTAAAGAGTCCAATGTCGCAAGGCTTTTGCGGCTTGGGCGCTTTGACCGGCGCGGACCATTTGCGCTCTGCGATGGTCTTTTGGTCTGCAGCGAGAGCGTGTTCGCACCAATATCGGAGCGTATTCTCGCTCATTTGTACACCGCAATACCGCGATTGTAGCAAGAGTCGATGGCGGCATCGGCCGGCACGTCGCCGGGACGCAGAACATAGAGCGCGCACCCGCGCGGGTCCGTCTGGACGTAAGCAGCAAAGCCCGGATAGCCGGCCATGATTTTGCCGAGCCGCTTGCGTGCGCCCATTTCCCGATCGGGGATGGCCGTGCGCGAAACCGAGTCTTGGCCTTGGCCGTGCCTGTAGTGGTGGTGAACCATGTACGGCTTTTCGGATTCGTCGTCGCGCTCGATTGCCCATGAACCGTAGTTATTGCCGTCGCCGCACTCCAACTCGTGCCAGCGGTGCAAGGTCATGGAGATTCGGCGGAGCGCCACCGCGTCCTCGATTTTAATGCCAGCGGCGGCAAGGTGGTAAATGCTATCGTGCTTCATGGCTGTATTCCTCGCAGTTGGTTCTAACTTCTCCCATAGAGCATATTGCACGGTACGATGCAAGAGAAATGTCGCAGATTGTGCCACTTTTCTTTGGCCTACTATATATAGCCATAGTTCCCCCTTTTCTGCCCACAAATGGTGGTTAGACCATCTATGGCCCCTAGTGAGGGGGAGGCACAAATTGTGTGCCCGCATACTCAGTGCCTTTTACCGGCAAGCCGGACTAGTGCAGCGGGACTTTTTCGGCTCCCGCCCATAATGGCCGTCAACTAGCGGGCCATCATGCCAACAACCGTTCCCGAGGGGTGCTCGGTTTGTAGGCCCAGGGCGTCAGGGGGCGACGGAGCCTGGAATTGTTTTGTTCGGGCTATCCCCACGGCCCGCGCGCTTATGCACCGCTGGCGCGCGGCACCGGGTCTGCGGGGATGGCTTGGCTCGATCGGACAAAAAAAGTCCGGGCTGAGGGTTTTTCGACCTTGACACCATATCTAGATATAAGTAAATGTTTATATCTTGATATCGTGGTTCGCAGACAACCCTCTTCAAAAGCCGCTGCGGATCGGGCCGGCCGTGAGACCATCACGAGCCGGCCATTTCTTTTTACAGCCAGCAATTAGGCGAGTCAACTGGACTCCGCTCTGCCCTCGTGCTACAAGATGCGCCGATGAAATGGGATTAGCTGCAATGCCGCTCATAAGCGTTGAGGAGTCGGATCGGCTCTACGAATTAGAACGGCTTGTGAGGGCATGGCGTGACGCTAGGACGGCCTTTGACGCGCTAGACAGTGACACCGCATTCGAGACGCTAATCTCCACCAGCATGGCGCTACGGGACTTTGCCGACCGCGAGATTCAGCCGCCCCCCTCGACACAGACCACCACATGACAGGGAATCAATCCATGCCTGATACGACTACGGCCGAGACAGTTGAGGCACCCAAGGCCACCGATCCACGAAAGCACCCCGAATCAAAGCACCTCGACCACGGCACCGACGCAAAGCTACTGGCCGAGGCAACGCGGATGCGCGCGGAGAAGCTGGCAGAGTTTGCCAAGCACACAGCCGATGCGCCGACCGACCTCAGACTTGCCACGCACACGATTGATTCGCAGGTTGCCGCCGACATCAAGCGGATCGCAGACGGGATTGAGTCGCTCGACAAGACGCTTGCCACGGTCGCGGCGAAGTGGCTGGATGAGTTTGAGCGGGTGCGACGGTGACCGTTGATTTTGGTGACGAATCCATGCAATCGGTTCTAATGCAGACATGGAGCAACCATAAGATAACAGACCTCACGCCAGAATCATTTGAATGCCTATGGGCTGAATTGGAGCGGTACCGGCGCAATCCGCTAAACCTCACCACCAGGATATAATCGAGATATGTCGCACACACAATCTGCACATTGCCGGCCGTTGAAAAGTAAGCAGATACGCACTGTAGACATTTCGGGGATAATCGGCTAGGAAATGGGGCCATTCGTATCAAACGCGCGACAATCATGAAAAATGGCCCGGCTCACCGCAGAACATAAAGCTTTCGTTATACGTGCATTTGCCCGATTTGCTTCCGTATCGGAGACGGCGCGAGAATTAAAGGAAGAGTTTGGGATCGACGCGAGCACTCAACAACTGTATGGATATCACCCTGATACGGTCAATTTTCGTGCGGCAAAACAGTGGCTTGAGCTATTCCATGCCGAGCGCAAGCGGTTCCTAGAGAGCACCGATTCCATCGGGATAGCCAATAAGGCATATCGGCTGAAGGAGTTGCATAAGCTCTGCGTCATCGCCATCGGCCGCAAGAATGTGAAGCTCGCCGCCGAGCTAATGGAGCAAGCTGCAAAGGAAATGGGCGAGGTATTCACCAACAAACGCGAGATCAAGTCGGACGTGCGGAGTCTCACCGCAACGATGACCACGGACGAGCTACGTAACGAAATCCTGAAGGATCTCCAGGCGTTAGGTGTGGACGCGCCGGCTTCGCTGACATCGCCGCAGCCGTTGCAGATCGGTGTTGTACGTGACAAGGACAAAGACAAGCTGAACTAGCGTATTGCGTTACGAGCACACAGTAACGATATGAGTAACGATATGAGTAACGAAACCCGTAACGTAACGAATGGATCGTAACAAAATGCCGCGCAAACCGAAGGGCGACAAGCCCATGACTGGAGCCGAGCGAGCTAAGGCGCACCGAGCCAAGAAGGCGAAGCCCAAGACGGAGTTGCGAAAGGTTGGCACAGCCCAGGCATTGCAGACCGCATGGGAGGACTCCGATCTCCAGACGCGCGAAACATTACTCTTGTCGCTGGGCTTGCCGCCATTCTACGCCTCACCTCGACCGGATCCGATGGATACTCCAATCGTGCCGCCACCTCGCGCCAAGCCGCGTGAGTCGTGGCGCAACATGGCTGCACCTGGGTCGCTCCTAAAGGGTGCCAAGTAGCGCCGTCATCCATCCATCAACTACGTGATAGGATAGAACCATGCCGACACAAGCCGAGATAGACGCAGCGACCGAGGCCATGATGGATCCGCGCGAGAGGTTCTTTCCATGGAGGGACATGGCCGCTGCCGCACTCGCCGCCGCCGAGAGTGTGCGCAATCGTGTACGGGACAATATCATAACGTCAGCCGAGCTAGAGGACGCCATGACCGCAAGCCATCGGCCAGTGCGTCACCCGACGCAGGAAGAGGCGAACATCGCCGCCAACGCCATGCACAAGGTGTCGAGCGATGGCCTGACCATGGATGAGTGTATCGGCCTAGCTTGGGTGGCGCTCGATGTCGTCGAGTCTCGCCGCCGCGCCACCGCATCCACAGCCGACCGACAGGCTAACGGCCCATGCCTCCGCCACCCAGTGAACGGGACCGAGTACACCTGGATCTGTGACAGATGCCTCAAGACATGGGTAGACATACGCAACACCACATGGAGGCCATACGTGTGCAGGCTCAACGGCACACCAGACGCTGATGCACCAAGGCTCGACATCATCGACGGCACCAAGGCAGGCGGCGTCCGACTGACCGAGGCAGAGCTACGCGCGATGCGCCAGACCTCAGCCACAGACGGCACGGGCTAGGGCACGTATGCACAGATCGAAGGCCACCCCCCCCCTGCGGCCGGCGAGCCGATGCCTTCGTGGCCCCCTCCCTAATGTATGATATTTTTCCAAAAACTCTGGAGAACCAATGATGTACCCGCATTACACGCTTACGTTATCTGGTCGGATGGCTATTGGGCTCGCCATTATTTTTATCTTGGCTGGGTATCTTCTAGCGCAGGTTTTGTGATTTGCATGGAGGATTAGCCCTTGCGGGGCTAGAACGCTGTACGAACTACTCCGATTTCCAAAAAATATTTTCTGATTTTTTGCGGGTTGCGTCCTCACCAATGGTGTGTTACGGTTTGTGTTCATTGAGGGCATAAGCATGAGTCGCGACAACATAGACCGCAGGGCTGATCGTAGGATTAGGGAGGACACCGATCCTGACGAGGTTGCAGCGGAGAGGGACCGCGAACTAGAGCGGATTGCCCGTGCAGGGTGGAGGTGGTCTACCCGGACACTAAGAAGCGATTACGTTGGCGACGATTACTGGGTTGATTCGGGCGACGACGATTCAGATCACAGGCTAAGGACGGATGCCAGTACCCGGCAGACTGAGTACGATCCTCGGTCGTGTCTCATGTGCCATGGTTCTGGGTGTGTGGCTTGCGGCGGCAGCGGATATTCTCCGAGACGCGGCCGATGATGCACAAGGTTCCTGGCACGATAGTTGGATTGAGGTATCGTGTCGCGGTCATTCCGATTCTGACACATGATGTTGGGTGGGTATGGCTACAGTCCTATCAGGTTCTTGTGGTTCGGTATTCTGACGGGACAGTACGTCGGAAGTTAGGCCACTGGCACAATTGGTTTACGCGGTCGTGGTCGGTCAAGGGTGCGTGTCGTGGCGACGGCCATGTGTGGATGGATGCGGCGTAGGAGGATGGCGTGGATACCATAGACCAGATGGATCGTGAGATTGCCGCTAAGCAGACGCACTGCTACACATGCGGCAACGAGTTACCAAAGCATAAGATTGAATGCCCTATCTGGGTAGTGGGCTCCTTTGATTGTGGCAGGATATGAACACAAGACCCAAGCCCACGTTGAATGAATTTTTTGTGCGCGGGATTCCCCTCGCGACAGCGGTTGACGTCCTGTCGCGCTGGGATTCCGTGACGGATGATGAACTGATCGAAATTGGTTTTATGGCTTCATCTGAAGGACCTGGGCGAGGCCTTGTAATTCCAGCGCGATCTTCGTTCCATTAACGCTATTGTTGTTCAGTTGAGCGGCGATCCCAGCAAGATGATTTGTGATCTCGCCAAGATAGAACGCGATGTATTCGAGAGAGCGTGAATCGCGGCTATCATTGCCAAGATTCGCAACTGGGGTGAATGGCTGTGCGACCATACGCTCTCTTCCGAGCTTCTCTTGTTCCGTTGTCATGCTGCTTCTCCTTTGGTTGACGTAGACACTTCCCAAGCCTCAAGCACATTCACGATATCACCCATTTCCCAAAGCCGCTCGGTCACCTTCGCGGCCATTGCCGGCGTGGTCCGCAGCGTCTTATGGATGCGGACGAAATTGTAGTACATCGCGAACAGGGCCACGGAATGCGCGTGGTTCTTGACCTTCTTGCTGAATGCATTCGTGAGCCGGGTAAAGCGGCGGGTATGCATCCGCACGTTCAGGTTTTGCCGCTCGGCATAGGACGTGCTGATATGCGCCGGATCAGGATTGCCTTCGATCGCTTCCTTACGCGCACCGATGCATTCAGCGGGACTGTAGCGGCCCTTGGCGAGTTCCGATGACTGTCCATAGAGCTTGACCAGCATCGCGTAATCAACGTCACCACCGAACGCCCCCTCGACTGCTTCGAGGTAGGCCTTGTGGCCATCGCTGGTCAGTTGGACGCGGTTCGCAAGGCGCGACCGAAGGTCGTCCATGAAGATGATCGCTGCGTCACTGTCCCGGCCGCCGACGAACCAAGACGGGATCAGCTTGGTATCGGCATCGATCGCGGTCCATGTCCACACGTCGCCCGCATTGGCCGGCGCGGCCTTGGCGGTCGGGACGTTCTTTTGCTTGGCATAGACGAACGCCCAGATTTCATCGACCTGGATGCGCTTTGCAGGTGAGATTAACGAACACCCGATCCTGATACCAGGCGGCGGCTTGGCCGGCGTCGACTAGGAGCTTTGTGACGGCCTTCTTGCTCGCGCCCGTTAGCCGGGTGACGGCGCGGATCGAATTGCCCTCACAGAGAAGATGGAGGATTTTCGCACGTTCTTCTGGGGTCAATCTGTTCATAGGCACCCTTATGCTTGAGAACAGTGCCGGTGTCAACACGGTTTTTGCATTAAATGTTGCTAATTCGGCTTTAGTGTGTGACAAACGCCTCTAGTGTGCCAGAAATGAGGCGGTTTCATCATGAATGTCCCGGATACCCGGCCGCAGACCGACGAAGATTGGCGAGCACGAACGAATGGAAAATATCGTTATCGCTTTGTAGAGCCAATGATGCAGCCGTTTATTTTGATGCAGGGACTGCGCAGCCTATTGATTACACGCCAGCAAGTGACTGAATTGGCGGCTACTCACTACGAGCCGAGGTTTTCCAGCGACTTTTAGCGGCCTTTTTCGCAATCTCCACGCGGCGCCCCTTAGTCGGGTTGGCTGCGCGCACCTTGCCACCAACGGCGCCACCTAGCCGACCACGTTTTACAGCGGCCGGGTTTTTGCCCTGTTCCTCGGGCGTCGGCTCGCGATCCTCGACCTCGCCGCTGGCGATATCGATCATGAGTTTGGCGAGCTGGGCGGGATCACGGGGGCGTTTGCGGCGTGGTTCGGGCATGATGCGAGTATGCCGGGACCGGCGTCACGGCGCTAGGGGCCGATCGCCGCTGCCTTATTCAAAGGAGCCCACTACCCCGAAAGCTGACATTGTGACCGGTCAGGCAGCGTTACCACTGCCGGCGCGTTAAGGTTCGTGACCAGACTAAGTATTATACCACATCACTCTTCCTCATCCGGTGGATCATAGCGAAATCCGAAGGCGCTGGATAGTTCTTTGCGGCGCAGTCCGGGTGTTGGCGGTTCACTGTACGGAACGCGCGTGATCGGCAAACGGCGGTATTCGTCGCGCTTGATCGGTTTAGGCTTCTGCGGTTTATCCTTCATGGAACGGCGACACCCGCTTTGGTTCTGGTTTCTGCATAGCCTCGACCATCTTGCGGTGCTCCTCCAGTGACACTTTCACTGTATCCGTGAGCATATCAATGACCGAATCAACCTGTTCGTCGGTTGCGAAGGTGCTTGGTGATAGGGAGGACAGCCACCCGGCTATGAGGGTAGCGAGGGCTGCGCCGACCTCTACGTGGGTGAGTCCATTGGTTTCGGCGGCGGCGCGGAATGCGTCACAGACTGAGTCGCCTGGAATTCTGGGGAAGGTCATGAGAAATCCAAGGTGCGCCCGACTTCGGCGGTAGGTGTTGCCTCTGCTACAGGGTCAAGATCTAGGTCGCGCGAGAATAGTCCCAGCACACCTCTACGGGAAACCTCTGGGTTCTTTATGATAACTGCGGCAGCACCCAGGGCGATGGCGGTGGGGAGGCTCACTGTGGCGACTGATTCGAATGAGTTATTTAAGATTTCCGCCGCCACCATTTCCTTAGTTTGAGCGAACGAAGCGTATAGTCCACGCAAATCTGTGTGAGCGAACGAATATCGCTCGTATGACTTAACAAGTAAATTATCGGTTGTGAAATCCACCTCAGAGACCGCCACTACACCGTCTCCTTGACTGGAGATGGGGCGAGCATGGCGGTGAAGATCGAGATATCCGTGGTCTTGACGGGGCGGAATCGGTCTATTGCAAATGAGACTTCATGTTTCTTCCATGGGTCGTAAGGGTAGTTTGGTAATATAACTTCTTCAAGGAGCACACCATCATTGTCCACAAGACCACGAATTGTGTATATTGTGCCGCGAGTTAAGACATTTAGATTCGGGAATACACGTCCTTTATCATCGCGGACACATATAACTTTTTGACCTACATGGTAAATCATCGTCTATTCTCCGTTTTTCATTGCCTTAATCTTTCGTCTATTGAGTCCTGCGTACAGTTTAACTATCTGGTAGACGCGCTCTCCGCTTATCCCGTACAGGTGTGCGATCTGCTTGGTTACTTCTCCTGCGACGAATCGGCGGATTATGTCGGTGTCACGGCGTGGGTTCTTGGACGGCACCGACGTACTCCCACGTCCAAAAGCCCTCAGCATGTTCAGGGTCAACCGCTTTGACTGGAATCATCCCATGAGGGTAGCTGCAAATGTCGGCGCCTTCGCTTATCTTCGGTTGGCCGCAGATATGGCAATTTCCCTCCCCGTGGATTTTTAGAAGGTCGTTCACCGTCCGTCGTCCCGCCAAGCGTCGATCTCCGCCGCCGTAGCCTCAAGCTCCTTGGCCCGGATCCGCATCTTGTATGCCAGGACCGGGAAGATCGAGTGCCGCGAATCAAACGCCTTGGTCTTGCCTCCCCGCCACTTGCTGAATGTAGTCGGTGACATCCCAACCAACTTTGCCGTGCGTCGGAGCCAGTTCTGGCCATACAGGGCCTCGCCGCACTTGAAGAGGGCTTCGACTGCGGTCATTTCAGGCATATGGTCTTCCTGGCAAGGGGGTTGACTTCGGGGTAAAAAAGGCACAATGTGATTAACATAGTCATTGTTCCATATCAAGAGAGGATTGCATGACGTGGATTTATATCGGCATCGTCGCCGGATCGCTTGTGACCGCAGGGTTTGATTCGCAGGAAAAGTGCGAGGGGCGGAGGGCGATGCTGGAGAAGCAGAAGATCGCCGGCAAGTGCGTCGAGGCGCCTCCACCGTACGGCACTAGCAGCACCCTACAGTTTTACGGCGGCACAACCATTGTCCCGGTCAATTGAGTGCGCTGGAGTTCAGTGGACAAGCGCGCGACTCGAACCGTGCCGCAGCAATTCTTTTCGGACTATGAAATCCCACCACCAACAGAGCAGAGCATGAGCGAGACTGAGAAGCTACCGTCTGATACCGGAGTCCTCAAATTTTTCATTCAAGATAAAGGATTCGGATTTATTTCGCGTGAGGGCAAAGTTGACACGTTTGTCCACATCAATCCTCTGAAGAAGTCAGGTTTCACCGAGGCCCCTCCCGCCGGCACGAAGCTATCGTTCGATCTGGAGCCGGTCGAGGGGAAGGCGCCGCAAGCCGTGAATATAAAAATCATCCCCTGATACAACATAAGGATTCAATGCCATGAAGAAATTCCCGCAGACGCTCTATGTGAAAATCGAGCCGGACGGTACCTCGCACTACTTCATTGCGACTGAGGACTTGACGGATCTGGCCGATCTTGGCGAGAAGACCAAAGTCGGCGTCTATGAGTTGACGGAGACTGGCGAGGCCATCGGCACCGTCGAGTACCGCAAGAAATGACCACATCAACCACCGAAGTTACATACGTATACACTCCCGTCAAAGGCCAGCCGCGTCCTGCGTGGACATACCGCGCCGCTCGCCGCAACGAGTTTCGTGGCTCCGTGTGGCCGGGCGTGAAGATGAACTACTTCGGTAGGCCGCCGGTTCGCGAAAATAAGCGGGATCGCTCCAATGACTGATGTCACCGTTGATCTCGCGGACCTCGAAACATTGGTCTTCACCACAGGCGCACTCAAGACCATCGAGGGCGCACTACAGGCGCGCAAGAGCGATCCGTTCGTACAACCGCACCTGAATTTCACCGAGGCGCACAACCGTCTTGCTGCGGCCATGCGGGATGCGACTCGTGGGATGGCTGATACCGTCGTGCCGTGGGACGGCGAACTCGACAAGGACGAGATAGAGCATTTGTCGGCGCTTCTTGCCGACGAAGACGAGAGCCTTTTCACGACGATAACGCCAACATGGCGGCGAGCGAACCCCGCAATAGATCGTCTCATGTGCAAGGGCATGATCGAGATCGGTCAAGTAGTGAAGGGCGTTGTCTGGGCTGGATCCGACAGACCGGAGATAAAGCCGGATCAAGGATTTGCGCTGAGGACGACCAAGCGTGGGCGGGACAAGCTGAGGAAACTAGCTGCGTGATTGACGGTCGGCCTCTTCTGCTTACGCTGATCCTGTATGCCGTATCGATCCCACTGTGGGCGCGATATAATCGCGGTGTCGGGACATCGTTTTGGCCGATTGCGTTCCCGGTCATAGTTGGAATTATCGCATACGCAATGGGAGAGACCTGATGGCAATTCGCGTTGATACCGGCGGGGACATCGTTGGGGAATTGCGCCACGCCATTGAAAACGGTCTGCGCCATGCTGGGACAGGAGAGACCTTGACGGACACCGCCGACAGCAACGTAAACGTATTGGTCCGAACGGTGTCGCTGGAACTGTTGGAGCGCGCCATTGCAGAGATATAGTTCCTCAGAGGCATGGCCGGTGCCGTGACGCAGGGCGAGTCTTTCGCGGACATCAAGAAGCGCTCCACCGGCAAGACAATGACGATTGACGAGTTGGAGGCGATCCTGAAAGAGGATAATAAGCCGGTTAAGATCCATCCGGACGGAACGGTAAGTCCTTGGGCCGATGAAGCAGACTCGGCGTATTCGGAACAACCGGTTCCGAAGTGAGAGCGCAATAATGTGCACCTATTGCATGATTGCTGATTGGCAGTTTCAGCACAATCCGCCGTGGCGACCGCAGGAGATACCTGTGTGGCCGCCATCAGTTCCTCCGCCGGCCATCCCGCTATCGCAGATACATCCGTGGACAGTGGATCGGATATACGAGTTTCTTGACCTTCTCCGCCGCGTCAAGGAGTTGGAAGACAAACTTGGTTGTCCGTGTGAGCCAAACAAGGCCGATTATCTCGCGTTGCTTAGGGAGCGTATCGAGGTGCTTGAGAAGGCGGCGAAGGAAAAAGACGCGCCTTGAACCAAGAAGGACTGCTTGCGCTCAAAGGAAAGATTGCCGAGCTAACCAAGAGAGTTGAGCAAGAGAGATACGAAGATAGTCTTAGCAGTTTTGTGCGTGGCGCATGGTCAACTATTGACAGTTCAGAGTACAAAAAAACTTGGTCCGTCGATGCCCTTTGCGATCATTTAGAGGGAGTCACTCTCGGTCATATCCCGCGTTTGCTGATAAATATTTCGCCACGCACGGGCAAAACCAATATCGCCTCAATCTCGTGGCCGGCATGGACTTGGGCAAGGTCGGAGATTTCATACTGGAGTGGCCCACAGGTCAGGTTTCTGTGTGGTAGTTATAATCACGATCTCGCGCTTCAGAACTCAAACAAGAACAGACGCTTGATTCAAAGCCCATGGTATCAGAATAAATGGGGTGAAAAGGTTATCCTTAGATGGGACCAAAACTCCAAACAACAATTTGATACGACTGCTGGCGGGTCGAGAATTGCAACGTCAGTGGGCGGAACATTACTCGGTATCGGAGGAGATATTCTTGTAATAGATGATCCGCACAACACAGAGGCCGTCGAAACAGAATCCGACAGAGACCGCGTAAAGAATTGGTGGAAGGAACTTCACTCGACTCGTTTGAATGATCCAAAGCTAAGCTCGATTGTAGTTGTGATGCAGCGCCTTCATGAGGGCGATCTGTCTGGAGTTATTCTTGATAGTGATGAGCGCTGGACACACTTGATGCTTCCGATGCGCCACGACGAAATGCGTCATTGCGTAACCGTAAGGCTTCCTCAGTACGACAACGACGAACCATGGGAAGATCCTCGCACATTTGATGGCGAGCTTATGTGGCCCGAGCGCTTCGGGGAGCGAGAGGTTGAGAAGCTTGAAGAAGCCCTTGGCCCGTATATGTCAAGCGGTCGTTTACAGCAGTGCCCAACGCCGAAGGGCGGCGGAATTCTCAAGCGAGAATATTGGAGATTGTGGGATCACGAGGAAGCAGAGAGATATGGCCTAGTCTGGAATTCAGAGAGGAAAGAGTTTCCTCACATGGAATTGATCCTAGCTAGCGTAGACACGTCATACGGAGAGAAGCAGGAAAACGACTATAACGCTCTGACTGTGTGGGGTATCTGGATTGACAAAGCCAAAAATCGGCGCCTCATGTTGATGTTTGCTTGGAATAAGAGACTTCCGTTACACGGTACTCCAGTTGAATACATTCAAGGCGAGGCCAAAGTTAATTTTGAGGAACGAAAGCAGAAGAGTTGGGGGCTTGTGGAGTGGGTGGCAAATACCTGCAAGAAGTATAAGGTGCAGAGGCTTCTAATCGAAAACAAGACTCGTGGTCGTGACGTTGCGCAAGAAATCAATCGTCTATATGCAAGAGAGAATTGGGGTGTGGAACTAATCGATCCAATCGGTGACAAGGTGTCTAGGGCGTGGTCCGTAGAGCCGCTGTTCGCGGATGGAACAATTTGGGCGCCGGACACAAGGTGGGCGGAAATGGTACTGATTCAGTGCCAATCGTTCCCAAAAGCCGACCATGACGATCTGGTCGATACCGCCAGCATGGCAATCTCATGGCTTCGCGAAGCCGGTCTTATCATGCGTGGCGACGAGATGTCCGCCGCGATGGATGACGAGATGTCGAATTACCGTCAGCAAGTGAGTGTGGCGGAGTCGTATGGGGTGCTGCATTAATGTTTTGGTGGCGGAAGCCTGTTGATGCCACGAAGGTTGTCGATGACAGGTCTCGGGACGAGAAACTTGGTATTGAAGTGGTTCCTCAGGCAGTGTTTGATTCACCTGGGCGTGATTGGGCATGGGCGATAGAGCAGATGAAGGCGCCATGGCCGCCTGCAAGTAGGTCTCGGTATGTGCGGCGGAAGTGCTGGCCCGTCGCGACCGTCAAGTCTGGGACGGTACTACCGGCAGGCGAAGGCGCCACTTCTGTGGTAGGCGAGACCTATCGCATGGTTTGGTGTGTTCGTGGAGATTATCCCCCATACCGTATGGTAGACGGTAGTCTTCTATATAGCCAAACCATAGGATGGAATGGCGGAGGAAGTGGCACCGATTGTGACCCAGATGACTGGGTGCCGGTATGTGGCAAAAGAGAATCATCCGCTGGCGGCGGTTACACTCCGAGTGCCGAAGACATGGCCGCCACTGACTGGGAACGTGCATACCCAATATGAGACCCCGCATCTACCGTGTGCGGGTCTATCGCAAGATCGAGGACTGGGTAGAGGTTAAGGCGCACAGCGCACTGGAGGCGGAGACCGAGGCATACAAGGTTCCTGGTGTGCTGAACGTGTTCCCGAAGTCTGCCATCATGTCGTCGAATCGAGTTGAGGACGTGGAAAATGCCACTGTCGCAGAATAGGGAATCATCATGAAGTGGATAGCACTAACATTGGTCGTTGGCGGTTTTTCTAGCATATTTTGTGGATTCAACATGGATCCAAGAGCGAGTTTCGACGACGGTTGGTTCATTTTTGAAATTGGCCTGATTGTCGGCGGAGGAATCATGGTTATAGCAGGTGTTCTGGTGTTTTTGGTAGATCTATTCATGTCCATAGGATGACAGAGATGAACGGATCAGTCTCCCCGATCCCGCAGATTGCATTGGCGAATCCGGTCGTGCAATTGCTAGAGAGTTTCCTTGCCTCCGCTAGGGCTGGACAAATAACGTCTCTGGCGATTATCGCCGCCCCTCCCTCTGGCGGGTACGGAATGAACTACGCCGGAATGCAGAGGGGCGACTTGTTCATTGGCTGTCACTCTGCGGCTAAGCGACTCATGAACGACATGGAGGCTCCGCAGTCTCCGATTATACGGGCGACTATGAATGGCTGATCCATTGGTTGATGCCTATCTTGATGGTCACGGCGAAGGATGGGACGAAGCCATGAGCACCTACGGTTTGCATGATTGCACAGTTCGTAACAATGGCGACCATTTAATACGTGTTCCCTTAAAGGACTGCGTGTGCTACATAGAACTTTCGCCGGGAGAGGAAGTCTCCTTAAGGACGGTCATATGAACCATATTCCGGTTTCGAGTTCAAATATCGAAAGCATCGCGTACGACCCCGAATCTCAGGTTCTCGAAGCAAAATTCAAGCATGGTGGGACCTATAGCTATAAAGGCGTGCCGCCTCAGAAGTACCAAGCACTAATGGCCGCGCCGTCGATTGGGAAGCATTTGCATTTGCACATTAAGGGCTCTCATGCTCACTCGAAAGTACCAGAATGACACAAGAAGCGATGGTCAACAAGTTTCCATCCATGCCGGATGACTTCTGGCCTGAGTTGACGATTGAGAGACATGATGGAAAACCTGTGGTACACGGGCGCTATAAGAACGGGTCTCTCGGATTCGCCATTGATGGTGACAGAAAGTGTGATGTAACGTTTCATGAAGCCATAAATGGCCTTCGCAATGCATTATGGCAATATGGAGAATGGTACCAAGACAAGTTTGAGGCAGCGTAACGTACGTGTCCAATATCTACCCGTTGAGCCCCAACAGTTACCGAGTCCATGATACTCCGTCGCCGGTTGACACTGGCGATGTGACGGTCATCACCGATGGCGGAGACGTTGCGCAGTCGTACGACGAGACGACTGGAACCACGCAGATTACTCTCCCTGACGGGGATGTGCAGATTACCGTTGGGCCTCCGCAATCAGAGCGGAAGGAAAGCGAATTCGAGGACAATCTAGCCGAGTCTCTGAGCGAATCAGAGTTAAGCACGATTTCCGAGCGTATCCTTCTCGGGATCGAGCAAGACGACCAAAGCCGAAGCGCTTGGCTCCAGAACATGAGCAACGGCATTTCGCTGCTTGGACTGGAGATAAAGACTCCAAGGGGCGCGGCTGCGACCGGGGCGGCTCCAGCAGAGGGCGTCTCGACAGTCGATCATCCTCTCCTCTTGGAGGCAACCCTTAGGTTCCAGGCCAATGCCCGTGGTGAACTTCTCCCCGCCGATGGTCCTGTCAAGGTCAAGAATGATGGACAGGGGGACGAACTCGCCACGACGCTGGCGATGGCTCTTGAGAAGGATCTAAACCACTACCTTACGTCTGTGGCGAAGGAATACTATCCCGACACGGATAGGCTCCTTCTTATGCTGGGATTCTCCGGTATAGCCTTCAAGAAGGGGTATCACTGCCCGATTAAGCGAAGGCCTGTCCTGGCTTCCATTGATGCCAAGGATCTAATCGTCTCGAATGCTGCGACTGACATTGACGGCGCCGGACGAGTAACCCACCGAATCATGATGCGGCCGAGCGTCCTTAAGCGGATGCAGATGCTTGGCGCCTATCGAGACACGAATCTCCCAGTACAGGGGATGCCAGCGCTCAAGAATCCAATCGACCAGAAGATCGATCAGGTGCAGGGTATTGCGCCACCAAGTTACATTGAGCCTTCTGACCAGGACAGAGAGCTTTACGAGTGCTACTGCGAAATCGAGGTGCCTGGATTCGAGCATGAAGATGACAAGGGAAAGCTCACAGGACTCCCGCTCCCGTACAAGGTTACTATCGACAAAGAGGCTCGAAAAATCCTTGAAATCCGCCGTAACTGGCGAGAAGACGACGATTTATGTATGCCGCGTAACAGGATTGTGGCGTATATCTTCGTTCCCGGATTGGGCTTCTATGGAATTGGTCTCCTTAACATTCTCGGAAATGCCACAAAGGCAGTAACGGCTGCTTGGCGTCTGATGATTGACGCCGGTATGTTCGCGAACTTCCCTGGATTCTTGTATCTGAAGTCGCTCGCAAAGCAATTGACGAATCAGTTCAGGATTCCCCCTGGGGGAGGAATGCCGATTGATACCGTAGGAAATGATATACGCGCCTCGGTTATGCCGCTGCCGTACAAGGATCCATCGGCGGTTTTCATTCAGCTTATCGACAGCATTACGACTACCGCCCAGAGGGTCGGTGGTACGGCCGAACTCCAGATCGGTGAAGGTAAACAAGACGCCCCCGTAGGAACGACCCTGGCCCTGATCGAGCAAGCCACAAAGCTTATGAGTGCAGTGCACAAGAGGCTTCATACCGCTCAGGGTCAGGAATTTTCAATGCTTAAAGAGCTTCTTACCGAGGATCCATCTGCGCTGTGGAGGCACAATAAAAAGAGCAAAGTTCTGAAGGCTCTGACTGATGCAATCGGGTCGAGTCCGATCGTTGTCCAGCAGGATCAAGCTGACGACAAACGAAATGCGATGTTCGTTGCCGCCTTAAATGACTGCGAGTTGATTCCGAAGGCCGATCCTAACACGGCTTCGCAGACCGAGCGGTATCTTAAAACTTCTGCCTTGAAGCAGATTCAGCAGGGTAATCCTAACATCGACCAAGACAAGGTCGATCTGCACGCCATGCATGTTCTCGGTGTTGATGACGCGGAATCATACTTCAAGCCGCCGCCGGAACCTGGAACCGTACCGCCTAACCCAGAGGCAATGAGTGCGCAGGCCGATCTTCTGACGGCGCAGGCGAGACTCGCGGACAGCCAGACAAAATCTACTGAGGCACAGGCCAAGACTGCGCTGGCTGGACAGACTCTCGACTACCAGACGCAGAAGCTTCAGTCCGAGGAGCAGGTTGCACACCTTGGATTGGCGAGGGAAATGGTCATTCATAATTCGGATTCCCAGCAGAAGGGCCAAGCACTCCAGGCCGATCAACAGAACCGGCAGGCTGATCGGGTACACCAGTTCAGGATGAAGGCCTTGTCTAATCGTCACGATGCAATCAAAATGGGGCTGGGACACACCCATGACGCCAATCAGCAAGCACATGATCGGCGCCATGAACTATTGACGACCGCACTTGGACACGCCCACGAGGCGAATCAGGGCGAATTGGATCGTGAACACGCTATAGCGCTGGAAAAGGCAAAGCCCAAGCCTTCCGCTGGAGTTTCAAAGAGGTAAGTACATGGCGCACCCGATGGCAAATTCTGCCGACAAAAGCAAAAGCGAGAAGCTTCACCGCTTAACGCGCGACTATGGCTCCGCCGATCCTGCGGCAAACATTTCTGGACCGACGAACCGCGCAAAGCAAGAGGGCGAAGAGGATCCGGTTGAGTTCGGCGCCGAGAGCAACGCACCTCGTGCAAGGGCCGACCGTTCTTCAAGGAAGCCCAAGACTCCTATCATCGCGAACCCACTCGCTACTTACGCGACTGGCGGTGCCGTGAAGCGTGCCTCCGGTGGCCGCACGAAGCACAAGCCATCGACTCATGTGAATATCGTTGTTGCTCCTCAGGGCGGCGGGGCCGCACCGGGTGGTCCGATCCTGCCTCCGGGTGGAAATCCGGCCGTTCCGCCTCCGCCGATGGCGATGCCGCCGAAGCCTCCAATGATGCCCCCTCCTGGCATGGGCGGGCCTCCTGGACTTCCGGGGGGTGGGCCGCCGCCTGGACCAATGCCGCCGGGCGGTGGGATGCCTGGGTTAAGGGCCGGCGGTGGTCGCACTTATGCAAAGGGCGGCGCTGTAGCAGCCGAGGAACGCAAAGAAGAGGGACTTACGGAGGCTAGAGCCAAGGGCGGACGGGTTGGCAAGTATGAGGCTGGCGCTGGGTCGGGTGAGGGGCGTTTGGAGAAGATCGAGAACTACGGCAAGCGCGCCCACGAGAAGCCGCAGGCGGTCTGATGGCAGTTGTTACCAGGGAGGATACAGTCATGCGGTTCCTGCCTCTAGCTCAGGTAAAGTCCGAGGATGGGCAGATCTACTTTGATAACCAAATATTTCCAGAGGTAGCAAGAGAGCCGCAAATTGGTGACGATAGGTTCCCTCTGGACGACGAGTTTGAGTTTTCAACCGGAAGGCGTGTCTATTGCCATGGTAGAACATTTGGCATTAGCCCGACCATGAACATAGGATATGGCGCGGACGGCGGCGTGTCTGATCGTGAGTGGACTAAGCAAGAGCGCGTAGAGTTGGCTAAGTACATGATTTCGCTATGGACGCAATATTTGACTGAGGCAGAATCATGACACACCCAGCCTTTGCAGAAATGAAGGCTTCTCGCGAGGCCAAGCTTAACTCCATGGTTGGGAAGGGTGAAGCCCACCATGAACTGCCGAGCGAGAAGGCAGATAGACTAGCGGTGAAGGGCGACACGTACCCATCGCCGCAGAAGTTTGCAGATGGCGGTATTACTGCCACCGATCCGGCCGCCGAGCCATATGTTGACGGTGGCAATCCCATGCCAGACTATCACCGGTCAATAGATGATATTGTGAAAGAGGGCAGCAACCCATCCGGTAAGTCACGGTTCACATCGTCATCCTCTCGGAATCCAGACCCTGATTATCCGCATCCAAAGGATTGATAATGCCTGACATAAATGACGCATTTCATCGCGCTCTATACCGAGTCCTGACCGAGAAAATAGACGCCCGCATGGTGCTCCTTGCTAAAGGCAGCGCATCATCGCACGACGATTATCGGCAACAGGTCGGATATCTTGAAGCACTAAACGATGTGCTGGGATACTGCGAGGAGATCGAGAAGGCCCGCTACGGCGAACCTGAGAAGGAAGCCGTACCAGAATGAGAGTTCTTGTATGTGGCGGTCGAGAATATAACGACCGCAATGCCGTATTTGGCGCTTTGAACGAAATCAACAAAGTGACGCCGATTGACTGCCTAATCCACGGAGATTGTCCGGGGGCGGAGGCAAGTGGTTGGGTCAGCGCAGATCGTCTGGCTGGACGCTGGGGACACATGACCAAGGGCGTTACCGTGGTCACTGAGTCAGCGAAGTGGGGCGAGCATGGAAGGGCGGCTGGACCAATTCGCAACGCTCTGATGATCGAGAGATATACCCCTGACATGGTAATCGCATTTCCGGGCGGGACGGGCACTGCCGATTGTGTGCGGCGGGCGATTGATGCTGGAATTAAGGTGATTCAAATCCAACAGAAGAAGGAAGTCTAATATGGCTATGGCAGTGAATAAGAGACCGACCATGCTCATGAAGCACACGGTGGACCCAAAGAAGCAGATCATGGATGCCGTTGGAAATCTGGACGACATCGAGTTGTTCGGAAACTGGGTGCTTCTTGGGGTTTACGAGCAGCCAGAGCAGATGGCTTCGGGCCTCTATGTACCAGATTCTACGAGAAAAGAATCCGAGCATCAAGGCAAGGCTGGTCTGGTCCTAAAGAAAGGCCCGCACGCCTTTGTCTCCGACTCCAATTACGATTTCAAGGGATTGGACGTAAACGTTGGCGATTGGTGCGCAATGTTTGTCACCGATGGTCGGAAACTCAAGATTCGTGGGGTTCTCTGCCGCATGGTAGAAGACATGCATATCAGGATGCGAATTGCAAGCCCAGACGTGGTTTGGTAACTGAGGAAAGAACATGGCTGAGAAAGACGCAGTAATAGAGATCGAAGATGAGGGCACGGTCACCGTTGATGTCACGGACCATCCCGATCTTGCCGTTGATCCGGTTGAGCCGGAACCGAAGCCGGTAGTCACCGCTCCAAAGCCAAAGACCCCAGCGGTAGACGAAGCCGCCGCAGCGCTCACGGCAGCAACGAAAACAGCCGAAACCGAGCGCGCAGCCCGTCTCGCCGCAGAGCAGACCGCCAACAGTGAGCGGCAGGCGAGACTCGCCGCCGAGGAAGCCCGCAGAGTCCATGAGGAGGAGAACGAATCACTCCGTGAACGGGCCGGCAACAGCGAGCTTACGGCGGTAACCTCTGGAATCGAGGCCGCCAAACAGGCTCAGGAGGCCGCACAGCGCGAATTCGAGCGCGCAATGGAGGCGGGGGAGTTTCCCAAGGCCTCTGCGGCACAGGTCGCCCTATCGAGGGCCGCAGCGCAGATCGACCGCCTTGAGGCCGACAAGATACGGCTTGAGTCGGCACCGAAGCGTCCGGTTACGGAGGGCCGTGTCGAGGCGCCAGCGGGGAGTCCAGTCGAGAAGTATCTGGCTGGATTCTCTCCCAAGAGCCAATCATGGCTTAGGTCGCATATGGATTGTCTGCCTCCCGCTCTCGGTGGCAATAGGGTTAAGCACGCCGCAATGATGCTTGGCCATGAGACGGCCGGCGATAGCGGTATCCCTCTTGAAAGTGACGACTACTTCCGGACCATCGAAGAAAAGGTTGGCCTCAGGGAGCCAGTGTCAGCCGCTGCCGTTGTTACGCCGGCAGAGGAAGCCACTCCGAAGTCAAAGGCGGCGAAGGTGCAGCCATCTGCCCCTGTCAACCGGGACGTTCCAGCGGCCTCCGGAGCCCGTACAACCCGCTCCGTGACACTCAATAAAGACCAGCGTGAGGCGGCGAAACTCTCATTCCCGCACCTTCCTGAGAAGGAAGCCTTTGGAATCTACGCCCGCAACCTCTTGGATCTTGAGTCTGAGGGGAAAATCGGCCGCGTGACGCACTAAATGGATCGAGTATATGTGGATGCGCCAATCGCGTTGGCTGGCGGCATATGCCTAATCTTTGGTGCGTTCTATGCCTTTGGATTCGGTATCGGATTAGTGCTCTTGGGAATAATTCTATTATCTCTGTCATTAATGGAATTTACCAAGAGCGTTGTGCTTACTAAGGATGAGCAGGAGGTGGCGAGATTTTGCTGGCCATATCTTTCGGCAGAAGACGCATACAAAATGTATGCCAAGAACTTGGTTCAACTGGAGAGAGAAGGCCACATTGCGCGAAAGGAACTTGGCGTTCAAGAGCAATTCGTTCTGAAAGCCAAGAGTATCTACGCCAGTTATGTCCTTAACTATCAGGTTACGTCACGCAATGTGAAAACCATACTGATAGACTTATACCAGCGTGTTCAGAAAATCAGAATCCGATGGATTCATCGAGTAAACAGGAGATGAGATGACTGCAACGTTACGCCTAAAGATGTTCATAGCCTCCGTTAAGTCCGGTTGTGACCAGAGCGGAGCAAAGGTCAATGAGGCAATCGACCTCCAGGCGGTCTATGGGCCTGAAGGTTCCGCTAACTCTCAGTGGTCGAAGTGGACGCCAAGCGCCAGCCTGACCATGTATGTCACCAATCCGGGTGCATTTGGCAGGGTTTTGCCGGGGCAGTTCTATTTTGTTGATCTAATCGAGACTGACAAGGAGTCTATGTAATGTCAGACACCGCTCAAGGCGAACCCCAGATCACGCGCCCAAAGCGCGCTCCAATCGACCGCGATCCGGTCCACGAGCCCGTACACGAAGCCGTGAGACCAGAGGCGGCCCCGGAAAAGCGCCGCCGCCGCCGTGCCGCAGCAATCAGCGAGGATCGGTTCTACTTCCCAGTAGAGCAGATTCCGGAAGGCTCAAGCTACGAGTGGAAGCGCTATTCCACAATGGGCCAGGAAGACCCGTTCTATATCGCCGCAATGCGCGAACAGGGCTGGGAACCTGTGGATCCGAAACGCCATGTCGGGTACTTACCGGCGGACTACAAGGAGCCGCATATCATCCGTGACGGACTTATCCTCATGGAGCGGCCAATCGAGTTGACCCAGGAGGCCCGCACTGAAATGCGGACTCTGGCGCGGAAACAGGTCAAGGAGGCCGAACAGCGCCTCGGGGCGACCCCTGACGGGACCTTGACGCGGGATCATCCAGCCGTGAAGCCGCGTGTGCACACTGAGTGGGGTCGAAGCATTCCGATCGAGGAGTGACGGTAGTTGCCACTCAAGGCTAGCCCTAAGTCCAACAGAAGATTGATCCAATCAAGGCTAGATACGATGACGTTTGAGTGGCTACAGCGCACTGCCGAGGAAAACAAGGTAACCGTTTCGGCATACATCAGGGCGATTGTGATAGACGCTAGAAACGAGACAAAAACGCCATCACAATCCGTTATGTGCGATTAGGTATCCCTAATAGAATTAATGCCTTGATGTTCTCGATTCGTTCGTATAGTCAAAAAGGTGCCCGGCCAAGATGTGGTGTCTTGCCGGGCTGATCCACATAAACCTTGATCGGGGACGTGTGGACCGTTGATGGGCATATACCTTATTTCTGTGTTTCCGTCAACGTAAAAGTCGGGAACTATGCACTTGACATAGTTATAAATCGGCCTAGATTGCAAGTTGTTGGCTTGCCATCGGCCTAACTCCCGGTCCATACGGGAGCTTAATTACTCGCGAGAATTTGCTTTGTAGAATAACTTGTGTTATAGGGAGCGATGGAACAAGCACCCGACACACGTTCTGCTGAAATCGAAGTCACGGACGAAATGATTGAGGCCGGCGAACGGGCTCTCCTTGCAATCGGATGTACCGACGACCCAGGAGTGTGCGCGTTGGTTGCTTTTGAAGCGATGTGGAGGGCTAGGCATACATTACAGAAAGAGCAAAAGGAGAATCCAGGTATTTGATTGGCCTGCCAACTCCCACCGTTAGAAATGGGAAAAAGTGCTTGACTGTTTCTACGTACTGATCTCGGGGAGACGCTGGCGCATTTCCAGTAACGCCTCCCCACGGAAACGCATCGATCCATTTTATTTGGACACAAAGTTTTGATGCTATTTCATCATTGAAAGTCAGGTGGCCCCTATCGTGGGCAAAAAGGTTGCGGATATGCCTCATCAGGTCCAAATCATCTCTAGTGTTGGGCCCATATACGCCGAGCGCATAGGCAAGCCTAATTTTTACGGCGAAATTTATAGGGGCGTCTTCACCTCCACCAAATAGCTTTCTCTGTTCCGACTCCGATTCCGGCGTGTTCCACCCGAGAACGCAATGCGAAAGAATCGCAAGTTCAAGCCCTTGCTCTAAGATGGCACCCAGTACAAGCGCGGTTGCTCTATCAGATGTTTGAAGATTCGAGGAATCTCCGGTGTATTGCAGTATCACCTGCCACGAATCATTCCCGAAGCTCCGGGCATTTAGGCGCTCCTTGGCGCGAGCCAGAGCTTCCTTTCGCGCTTTTTTTGATACCACCGTCATGCTATCATCCGCTGCATGAGCAAAAACAAACCGACCGACTTCTACAGCACCGAAGAGACCAAACGCCGCGCCAACGCCGCCTTGCGCGTTGCGCTGAACACGCCGCCAAAGCCGCATAAGCCTACCGGGAAAAAGAAGAAGAGTCCCGAGCCACGCAAGGCCAACCCGTGAGGTTCGCTCGCGGATTTCTCAGATTGTGGATTGCCCAATTATATCGTTGACATCACAAGCTCTAGGAGTAGTATGTGACCGACAGGCCGACGCTACAGAATTCAGGAGTAGTCCAGCCTGACCAGAAATGGGCCGATCTGCTGGCCGACGACGCTGCTATTGGCAGGATGGTTCAGAGGTTGATGGACGAGGCGGATTTCTATGGCCGCGTTTGGATTGGCGGCCCATGGGGGGCTATGTCGATTGTGGAGCGCCTGATTGCAGCGGCTGCGGAGGCGTCACTAAAGCCAGCCAGTGATTGAAGGCGATAATTTGCGCCTGCACCTTTTTAAATTCATCTCTGTATGTCTGTAGTTCGGTTACCCCCAGGTCGTGCCCCTTCTGGTCCGGACCGCGCCCCTCTATCCGGCTCAATATATTGGATGATGATTGCTGCAGCCTAGGAGGCCCGTATTCGATTGTAATGCTGCCGTCATCGTTCTCTTTCATGGAAGAGATTTTATATTCCATTGCATGGTGGGCTATTTTATTGCGATTTTTGCTTGCATCTGCCAGCCCCTTATCAATAGCAGCTATTTGCCTACGAGCTTTCGCCTGCTGTTTGTCGTTCAATTGGTCGATGAAAGCTCGCGCTAGGTGACCCACCATTACACGTCGCGCGTCAAAGCTCTCCGTGCTATGGTACACAATTGAAGCAAGGTCTTGTCGCTGGATGCCAGTCAAATGTCGGAAAAGCCCGTAATGCTGGTCTTCAAGACGCTGCCATTCTACAAGAGCAATTCCCATATTGAAGCAAATGTTTCTGAACTGTTGATCGTATTCATCCTCCTCGCTTAGTGGTGCAGCCATGGCCAAGCCCCTCGACCAATTCACAAGAGAAGAAACCGAACGGCGCGCGGCTGCGGCATTGCGAGCGGCGTTCAAGATGCCGCCCAAGCCGCAGGCCGAAATGAAGCTCGGCAAGCCTAGAGGAAAGCCGGTCAAGAGTCCCAAGAGTAAAAAGGGATAGGGACCAGCGATGGCATTGCGAATCGCACGCGGATTTCTCCGACTGTGGCTTGTCCTTTCTGTGTTATGGATCGGTGCGGTGATTGCCGTGGCAACATTGAATTTTCCGGCGGCTGACCCTTGGGCGAAATTTAATCCGCAACCAAGCGCTCAACAGCAGTCTGATTCGTTACCAGACGCACCATGGGTCATAGAAGCCGCCGCTAATCGACAGCGAGCCATTCAAACCGCTACCGAGATTGCTCTTATCCCCCCTGTCCTATTGTTGATGATAGGATCGGCATTGGGGTGGGCGCTTAGAGGTTTTCGGTGAATGCACGACTGGATGAGTTTGGAGCCAACGTGAGGGCGTTTTTTGCATTTATTGGTACGCTCGGCTTGTACGGGGGCTGGATTTTTGTCGCGGTCTTAGTGGCTACTGTTTGGCTAGGCCCCGGCGACACATGGATGGATTCCATCTGGTATTCCGCGAAATACAAAGTCAGCCTCGACCAAGTTAACATTGGTATCAAACCGAAAGACTGTGATTGGGGACATGCACCACTTGGCGACAAAGGGTGCCACTTTCAGGCAACCGTGATCGCATATAACGCAGCGAGGTACATCGTTCCCGCAATTGCTTGGCAAAAAGAGCAAAAAGAGTTCGACACTACCGGCCTGACTCTGCTCAATCCGGCCGACGATTTAAAAATCAAGTCTATTGAAGTTCGGTGGACCAAGGTAGCGGATTAACGGGGAAAACCAATGGCAACAAAAGAAACTAAGACGATTTTACAAAAATCTCAGAGTCGTATAGGGCGCGCAAAAAAAGCTCAAGAGTCTCCCATGTTATCCCGTCCTTGGGCTGAGTCTTCTGGAAATCCGCCACGGTGGACCGTAAGAGTGCAAGAAATTTGGGATCAGTTTTATGAAGAGCGAGAACGACGCAGAGAGAAAGGGCGTAGGCGGGCGCAATCTGTTTAGCCATGACTCGCTCCTAGTTGGTTGGCACCGCCAGGATAGCGAAGCAAGGGCCGAGCGTCATGCTCGGCCCTTGCGTTTCTTCTTGGGGAGTTTCTTGCGCCAGCGCAGAAACCGCGCGGCCTTATGCCTGAAAACAGGCTTAGTCAGTGAGCCGGTACGTCAGCCGCTTGCCGGTCGCGTTCTTGACCGCCATGGCTGCACGTTCCCCATCGTCGTATCCGAGCCGGACTCGGTGATTGTAGCGGAAATCGAATTCCGACAAATATCTGTGTAAATGCTTTTCGTCGCAGTGCTGATAGATGCCCTTCATGCCGCGCTTGAAAATCGAGAAGTAACCTTCCGCAGAATTGCAGTGGATGTTTTCTCCGTCTTCGCGCCGCGCGTATTCCTTCGCGGTGTGCTTCACGGTCTTGTGCGCGGCAAAATGATCGGCCGCGTTGAAATAGAGGCGGCTTTCATCGGTGTGCAGCCGTGACTCGCGAGCGATGTTTTCCGTGACGATCTTCTCGACCGTTTTCTGATCGGCAACCGGCACATGGAACGTGCGAACCTTGCCGCCGCGCTCGACCAGCGCGAGGATCGGGCGCTTATTGGCTGGACCGGTTTTGCCACGCTTCGTGAACGGCCGACCGATGGTCGTTTCGGTACGCGGGTTATCGACCGGGCCATAATATGTTTCATCGGCCTCAACGATCTGGCCATCGCCACCCATCGGGGCGAGACCGCCCGATCGCATACACTCGCGAATGCGGTGCGCCATGAACCATGCCGAGCGATACGTGATTTCCAGAGTCCGGTGCAATTGGTGGGCTGAGACGCCTTTCTTGCTGGACGCCATTAGATGGAATGCTTGGACCCACTTGTGCAGAGCGATATGGCTGCGCTCCATGGGAGAATTCATTGTGACCGAGAAGTTCCCCCGGCATTCCTTTTCTGCGCAGCGATAGGTGCCGGCAGGATTAATCACATAGGCGTGATTGACCGAGCCACAATGCGGGCAGACCGGACCATCGGGCCAACGCAGGGCTTCCAGATAGGCTCTGGCAGCTTCGTCATTGTGGAAATGCGGGGCTGAAAACGTGTCCATGACCATCGATCCCTGTGTGATGGCCTCAATACAGCATATAGAGCTTGTGATGTCAACGATATAATTGGGGTGGATTGTCCTCTCCGTACTTTGGATTGGTGCGGTTGGTACGGTAGCGGTTTTAAGCCTACCGCCCCCTGACCCGCCGCAGGGCACGATTATATCTGACTTACAACTTGAACTTCTCGGCTCTAGAAAGATCGCCATTCAAACAGCCATCAAAATTGCCCTGATCCCTCCCGTGCTTGTGCTGGCGTTCGGTTCGGCTTTGGGATGGGCAATTAGAGGTTTTCGGAATTGAGGAAGGAAGAAATGGTACACAGAGTGATTCGAAATCAACAATTCATCGACGAATCAATAACTCCGGAGCCTCTAGAACGTCGAACGGCTGGTCTGATTGCAACGGGTTGGCCACGTCCAACAAAACTTTGGACACTTGACCGTCTAGTTTATGTGCATGAATCCCGCTTGCGAGAAAATCATGGCCGAGGTCCTGGAGCCGATCTTTCGGCATCCGAATCATTCGGGCTGGCTTGTGCATGTTTGGGAATGACGTGGCGATCCATTTTGGCACAAGCCAGAGGTCTCCTTCGTGCTCGATGGTTTCGACCAAAACTGTCGTCCCATCATCGAGCGCTACATAAGTCTTGATCGTCATTTTTATGCAACTCCGAAGCCAACTTATAGACTTAGCATAACGAAACAAGGGCCGAGCGTCATGCCCGACCCTTGCGTTTTCTCCACCGCAGAAAGCGCTTTGCCTTCTGCTTGATTTGTCTTGGGCTCAGTTAGGATTGCGGTACGTGAGACGCTTGCCACCGGCACCATAGACGGCAAGCGCGGCACGTTCCCCATCCTTCATCTTGCGGGTGTTCCACTTGTAGTCCCATTCGACTAAATAGCGGTGCAGATGGGCCTGACTGACTGAATGGTGCGTCCCATAGACGGCGCGCTTCATCAGAGCGAAACGGCTTTCCACCGTGTTCGTGTGCCAGTCGGCGCGCACGTATTCATTCTGCGAATGGTTGACCGTGGCGTGAAGGGCAAACTCTGCGCCAACCGTTTCGTAGGACGGCGATTCGTCGGTCATCAGGAATGACTTACGGTCTGCCGTCTTGACGATGGCTTCGCGCAAGGTCTTTGCCTTCACGTTGGCGACATGGAATGAGCGGCTTTCGCCGTCCCGCTCGACCAACGCAAAGACCGCCTCTTTCTTTGGGGGCTTCTTGGCGTAGGCGCGGTTCTTGGCTTTGCCGCCGATGAAGGTCTCGTCTGCCTCGACAACCTTCTTAGGGCCACCCAACGGGCTTGGCTTGGCCGGCTTCATGGCCTCACGGATACGGTGGCACATGAACCAAGCCGACCGGTAGGAGCCAAGGCCGAGCATCCGCTGTAGCTGTAGGGCACTCATACCCTTCTTGCTCGCGGCCATCAGGTGAAAGGCCAGTACCCACTTGGTCAGCGGGATATGCGACGACTCGAAAACCGAGCCGACCATAACCGTAAATGCCTGAAGGCATGAGTTGCACTGGAACAGGCCGGGGCGGTGGGACTTGCCATGTAATCGGCAAATGTTATCGACCTCGCCGCAATGCGGGCAGAACGGGCCATCGGGCCAGCGCTGCGCCTCAAGGTGCTCGCGAGCCTTGTTTTCATCGTGAAAAATCGGGTCTGTCAGATCTACATTCATGGCGGGCAACCTCTCTATGGCCGCCAATATGCACCCGATTTATAACTATGTCAAGTGCATAGTTCCCTAAAAGTCCCCTAGCCCGGACACCCGTCCGACTGAGCCGGTTATGCCCCACCGCCCGTGCCTATAGGTCAATAGGTGCATACGGTGTTGCGGGCCGCTGGCAATTTGCCCGAACCAAAACAATTCCAGGCAACGCTCTCCCCTTGCGACCTGGGCCTTCAGACAGGGCAACCCCCTGGAACGGTTGAAGCATGGTGTCCCGCTAGATGAGGGATGCCATGGGTAGGAGCCGAAAAAATCCTACTGGCACTTGTCCGGTTTACCGGCGAAGGGCACCAAGTATGCGGATGGGAAAGTTGTCTCCCGTCTCCCCCTCACTAGGGGCTTCAGTCTAGGTTAAGTCCAGACTGAAGGCAGAAAGGGGGGAACTATGGTCTCGCGATAACTATCTGGTATACCGTATTAAAAATAACTGTTGCTTGGGGGTAATTAGAAAGTTAACATTCGACAATAGCCAATGTCGCAAGCCGCGATGTTGAAGGACCGCAAGGGCTCTCGCGCTGAGAGAACTATGGTCGGATTCCCCGGCTTAGCCGGATGGACCGCAAGTCGCGCGCCGCGACACTTGCCACCCAGAAAACATAGCTGCTTCGGCAGTACCGATTTCAGGCCGATCCGCTGCGTGCGGTGACGTGAGGAGCGACATGGCGAACACAGCAGGAGCCTTCGGGTTCGTGCAGATGGGGACGGCTTCTGGGCCGGTCAACTTTGCGCGCGCAGGCAGCCCAACCCCGTACAAGATCAAGTCCACGTACACCACGGCAGTCTACTTCGGTGATGCTGTGCGCTTCTGGATCAGTGGTGATACTGGCCTGAGCGCCTTGGGGTACGTTCTTCAATGGGCCAACGGTGACGGAAGCGCCACGAAGCAGCTTGCCGGCATCTTTACGGGGTGCACGTACTTCTCCACCAGTCAGAAAAAGACGATTTACAGCAACTACTGGCCGGGCTCAGACGCCACTGGCGACGTAGAGTGCTATGTCGTCGATGACCCTAACTCTCTGTGGATGGTCCAAGCCACCACAGGTCCAATCGACGCGACCTACCTTGGATTTGGCGCCGACATTACGGCAACCCCGGTGGGAAGCACGACCACTGGATTCTCTGGAATGTCGCTGGCAACGCCTTCTGCGGCCTCGGCGGCGACTCTGCCATTCAAGGTCGTAAACCTCGTTACATCCCCTCCTGGGGTGAACGGAACGGATGTCACGACGGCGTCGAACAACGTGATCGTGTCGTTCAACAACCAAATCTACAAGACGCAGACGGGGGTCTAAGCCATGGCAATTAACGTCGCAGCCATTCGGGACCTCCTGCTGCCGGGTCTCCGTGGTGTCACAGGTGAATACAAGCAGTGGCCGTCGATCTGGCCAAAGCTGTTCGACCAAGGCAAGTCCGAGATGGCGCAGGAGCGTACTGCTTCCATGCGGTTCCTGCCACTCGCCCAGCTTAAGTCGGACGGTGGTCAGACGATCTTCGACAACTCCTCCGGTGAGGCGTGGGTCTACAACCAGCTTCACACTGGAATCGGTTTGGGTTACGCTATCACCCGCAACACGATCGCGGACAACCTCTACAAGGCGCAGTTCCGCCCGTCAAACCTTGGTCTCCAGCGTTCTTTCGCCCAGACCAAGGAAATCTACGCTGCGGCCGTGTTCAACAACAGCACGACCTACGACACGACAGTCGGCGGCGACGGCGTTGCTCTCCTGAGCACTGCCCACCCACTGCCTCCTGGCGGATCCGGTCCGACTACGTGGGCAAACCGTCCTACGACAGACGTAGACCTGAACGAAGCATCCCTGCTGAACGGGATGATCTCGATCCAGACCGGCTTCTACGACAACGCCGGCCTCCGCATGATGGCCACGGGAAAGACGCTCGTTATTCACCCGAACAACGAGCCGACCGCCCTCCGCCTTCTCAGGACAGAGCTTCGCCCAGGTACGGCGAACAACGACATCAACGTCCTCCCAACTGTTGCCGGCGGCATCAGCGAGTACGTGAAGGACGTGTTCTTCACCTCCGCATTTCCGTGGTACCTCAAGACCGACCAGCCGGGCCTCCTCTACCTGGAGCGCGAGCCGTTCGAGATCGACATGCAGGTCGATTTTACCACGGACAATCTCATGGTGAAGGGATGGGAGAGATATAGCTTTAATTACAACGATCCCCGTAGCATCTGGGGCTCCGCACCGACCAGCTAAAGGTCACTTGACAAAATCTTTCTCCACTGTATATTGCCAGAATAGGCAAACAGTGGAGAACCAAGATGGATACGAATACGAAGCCAAGGCCGACACAAGATAGGTTGAAGGAACTGTTTCACTACGATGCCGAACTCGGCATCTTTACGAGACGCCAGCAGGCCAGAACGTGGACCTCGGAAGATCGTAAGCACGGTAAGGTTGGTGCCGGCAGGATAAGTTCACTTGGCTACGTCATGATCTCGGTAGACGCGGTCAATTACAACTCTGGTCTACTGGCGCTGCTTTATGTCAATGGCGAGTGGCCCAAAGGACGCATAAAGTACCTGAATGGGAATAAGACCGATAATAGGGTCTCCAATATTCTGGTTCATGATAAGGATCCAGAAGATATCAAGTCCACGGCCCTGACGCTGGGTCGGCTGAAGGAGCTTCTTTACTACGAGCCTGACACGGGTTGGTTTACGTGGAGGGTGGCCTCTTCGGTGGCTAATATAGGCGATAGAGCCGGCACCACTCACGGCAAGGGCTATCGCAGCATAGGGATCGACTACAAAAAGTACCTAGAGCATATCCTGGCTTGGTTTTATATGACGGGAGATTGGCCTGAATTTGAGATAGATCACATCAATAGGGTTAGAAATGACAATAGGTGGCTGAATCTACGAGACGCCACAAAGAGTGAGAATAGCCACAATTCTAGGAGCGCCACCAGAAGAAGTAGGACCGGATATCAAGGCGTATATCCACACGGTGGATGGTTCCGAGCAAGAATACACATAGAAAAAGAGACTATCGATCTCGGTCAGTATAGTACGATAGCAGAGGCTAGGGTTGCAAGGCTGCTTAGCGAGTTAAAGAACTTCGGAAAACTGACCTCGTACAATGAGGAATTAGATACGAAAATACCGGCCATTAACGGCAGGACAGTAAATATCCAAGATTGTGACAAGTGCATTCTTCTGATAGACGAAAATGACATACCGCATACTCTGTGGAATGTCAGTCTGATTACGCAATATGTGGCGTCTATGGCCACAACGGAGCCGGCGACGGCGACATGAGGAGCTAAAAAGTGGTCTACACCAATTTCCCCTCTGGGGTAACGAGCTTCGGTGTTCCGCAGATCGGCAACGGGCTTCCGATCACGTCTGGGACCTACTGGTTTGTCAGTTCTGTCACGGGATCGAACGGCAACCCTGGCAATGATGCCTCGCTGCCGTTTGCTGGACTCCAGACGGCCATCACAGCCTCTGCGTCTGGCGATGTCATCGTGGTCATGCCGGGCCATGCGGAGACGGTTTCTGCGGCGGCTGGAATCACGACGACCGGAAAGCCGGGGCTCTATATTATCGGCCAGGGCGAAGGTTCTACTCGCCCGACATTTACGTTTTCGACCTCTACTGCTGCCACGTTCGCTATCGCTTCTGCTGGCGTAACTCTGGCAAATATCGTCGGTGTTTGCAACATCGACCAGATCGTGTCGCCGTTTGTGATTTCTGCGGCGGATTGCACCTTCGGTCTCCCAGGTCTTCCGGTTGAGTGGCACGACGGAGCTTCTAACAAGGAAGCTCTCCGTGCCGTTTTGACAACTGCCGCAGCGGATCGACTGAACGTGAATCTCGTATACTTTGGGTTCACGGCTGGGTCTCACGGTGTCAATGCTATCCGACTTGTCGGGTGTGACAACGGACAGATCAATATTCTGTACTACGGTATTCTTACTACGGCTGTGGTTGAGTTTGTCACCACGGCAAGCACGGATGTCAACGTTACCGGATATACATACGTTTCTGGAGTCACGAACGGCTCCAAGGACGTTGTTGATACGGTCGGCGGATCGACGTGGTCTCTTGATGTTTTTGACGGCTCCGCTGGTTCTCAGATCAGCGGTGGTAGTGCGGTAGCCGTAGGCCCTGGGTTTACGCCAGCGGCGAGTGCTGCCCTTCCGGCCTTTGGTCCGGTTAAGACCGCTGCTGTTATGGTGTCTGGAAACACTCTGTTCACGGTTGCCGGCGGACCGATTCGGGTTGAGAGTCTTTTCTCGCTCTGTATCACGGCAAACGGCGCGACTGCTTCGACGGTAGCATACAACTCAGTTCCGACGATCGGAACATCCACTGCTATCGCGACTGCGTCGGCTTCCATCGCTAACGCGGCGGCTGGTGCCACTATTACCGCAGTTGGAAGCAGCGCGGCCGGCGTTGCTCAGGCGGCTGTTTATAATGCCAACGGACCTGGGTTCTTCGGAATTCCATCGTCTGTTCTCGTTCCAGTGGGGACGATCACAATAACCGTTGCAGTTGGTTCTACAACTGGAACGTGGCAGCACTTCATTCGCTACGTTCCGCTTGCCGCTGGCGTCACCGTAACCTAATCGCAGTAGTCTGCGCCGAGCCCACGGATCCGGGTGAAAGGGAACTGATATGTCAAGAGCAAGACACATGGCCCGCAAGGATGGCGGGAGCGTTACTGAGCACGAGTACAATGCTGTCGGGTCTCCTGCGATGGAGCGGGCGAAAGAAAAGAAGCGCGGTGGTGCCGTCAAAGGCGAGGGCGAGAAGCCCAAGGCGCACTTCGGCAAGAAGGGCCGTGCACGTGGTGGCAGAATTGGGGCTAACCTCATGCCGCTCTCAACCGCTGCAAAAGTTTCCCAGGTCACAAAAGGCGAGACTCCGGAAAAGGGAATTCCGTCCGACTAAGGATCGTCCATGGCGCGGCTAACGGCGGCACAGCGGAATGCGCTGCCGGATAGCGCGTTCGCAGGACCCTATCGCAGTTTTCCCATAAATGACCCGAGTCATTCGCGTAATGCGTTGGCTCGGGCTTCTCAGTTTCATCCTGAGTTGAAAGCAAAGATCGCCGCCAAAGTGCACCGTAAGTACCCGTCTATTTCGATCGAAGGCGATCGATCAAAGCCACGATCTGACCGCAAGGCGAGGAAGTAATGGGTATCCCGATTGTTTTCAACAAGACGATGGCGGCCTCTAGCTCGAACAACATTGCTTTGAGTCAGAGCCCGGCTACGGCGAAACTGACTCTTAATGGGTCTGCCGTTACGTCTGGTGTTGCTACGATAGATACCAAGTCATCGACCAACACTGCTGTAGGCCGAAGGGTAATTCTTACATCTGGCGGGGATGACAGCGGCATCAATTGGGTCGTGGTCGGGACCAACTCTACTGGTAGCGTGATTACTGACACGTTTGTCGGGTCGAATGGTGGTGCCGCGCAGTCAAATTTGGACTTCGTCACGGTAACAAGTATCACCCCAAGCGCATCAGTCGCCTCGACGGTTATTGCGGGGACTAACGGATTTGGGTCATCTTCGTGGCAACAGGTGAACTGGCACGTTCAGGATATCAATATAGGATTTGCGGTTGAGTTAGTCTCTGGGGCGGCGAATTTCACCGTTCAGCATACCTACGACGATCCGAATCAACTTCTGGCTGGGGTGACTTCACCGCTGGCGTTCAATCATCCTCTAGTGGTCGCTCAGTCTGCGAATATTGACGGTTCCTATATGGAGCCAATCTCCATGATCCGTCTCTTGATTAACTCCGGGACCGGTCAGGTTAGGTTCCGTATGTTGCAATCGGGGATCGGCTAATGTGGAAGATTGTAGCGCCACTTCTCATTCTATCGACCCCATCTTTTGCGCAGACGACGATTAAGCCGACTGCAACTGTTTCGATTCCAATTACGATATCAACAGCTACAACAACTAGGCTGATTCTAGGGGTTTCCGGTCAGAGAATCTATGTTACTGCTGTTGATGTTATAGCGGCGGGGACTGGGAGCATTCAATTCGTTTATGGCACTGGTGCTACGTGTGGTACGGGGCAGCAAAATGTGACTGGTAACTATGCCCTTATTGCTCAGGTTGGATTCACAAAAGGAACGGGGGTTGGTCCTGTGTGGATTATTCCTCCTGGTAATTCTCTTTGTGCCGTCACTTCAGCGAACGTAGGTTATCCAGGCAGCCTGTCGTATGCTCAGTTTTAAGTCTCTGGCTATCGCTGCTTTGATAATTTCTATGGCCACGCTTCAATCCAGCGCTCAACTGACACAAACAGGCGCTGGGCAGATTGCTGGCGGCAGCGGTCCTCCTCCAGTATGTTCAAATAGTCTTGACTTCACCCAAGCCTGCAACAGTCAATACATAGCAGTCATCTTCTGAAAGGATAAGACATGAAGCATGTATATGCCTTGATCGCTCTTGCATTCATCTCCTCTGCGCAAGCCCAAGAGACTCCAAAGAATCACACGCTCAGCGTGACCACTGAGGAGGCGAACGTCATCCTCAACAAGTTGGCCGAAATGCCATGGAAGGATGCGAATCCTCTCCTGCAAAAGCTGATTTCTCAACTCAACGAACAGAACAAGCCACCACCTCCGAAGGACTAAGTCTATGATCCAGCGTCTTAGCCGTATCTTTGCAGCATTTTTGCTCATTGTGGGCACAATGCCGTCTTATGCGGCTGATAATACTGTCATCTTGACTCCTGGATCTGGAGTAACGATGCGGTCTGTTGACGTTGGAAGTGGCGTTGAATCGTCTATGGTTGTCCTAGGGAGTACTACTGGAACGGCGATCTATGGGACGGCCGGGACTGCAAACGCCAATGTTATCACAGTGCAGGGCATTGCGAGTGGAACGGCTATTCCTGTTTCTCTTGCCTCAACGACCATAACAGGTACAGTCGCCGCCACGCAATCGGGGTCTTGGACTGATACTGTCACGCAGAGCACCGCCGCGAATCTCAATGCGACCGTTGTTGGGACGGGGACTTTTGCTGTCCAGGCCGCCCAATCAGGAACATGGACGGTACAGCCAGGAAATACTGCTAATACAACTCCATGGCTGGTTACTGGCAGCGGCACAGCAGGAACGGCAGCTTCTGGGGTTATAACCGTTCAGGGCATTGCCTCAATGACCAAACTTCTGGTCACGCCCGATAGTGTGGCGCTGCCTGCGAACCAGTCCGTCAACGTTTCGCAGATCAACGGCGTCACACCCCTGATGGGCAACGGGACTACTGGCACCGGATCGCCGCGCGTCACGATCGCGTCAGACAACACGGCATTTTCTGTTAACGCCACGCTATCGGCCGAGACCACTAAGAACATCGGGACGATCCGCGTCACCGGCAATGTCGGCGGCGTGCTTGATGCGATCGGGCAGAACGTTGCGGCGCCTGCGAACTGGCTACAGGCTGGCTGTCAGTTTCAGACCACGCCCACGACTATCACGCCGGGCAACGGCTCGCCATGCCAGATGGACAACGCCGGGAATCTTCTCGTGAAGGTAAACGCTCCAGTCGTTGGGCTTGCTCAAGCCTCGACCACGAGCGGGCAGACCGGCTCGCTTGTGATGGGCGCCGTGACCACGGCCGCACCGTCCTACACCACGGCGCAGACCGATCCGCTGTCTCTGACGACGACCGGCGCGCTGCGGCAGGACATCGCCTCGGTCAACAGTGTGGCGATCCTTACGGGGACCGGTGCTGTCGGGACCGGCGCTCAACGTGTTGCAGTCGGCACCGATACTGCCACCATCGCGGGCTCGTCTCCGACCACGGCTCTCGCGGCTGTCGGCGCGGTTGCGACGGCCGCCGCGCCGCCCGCGAATGCTGTCTATCTCGGAGCTAACGCTTCTGGTGCCACGGGTGGGCACATCGCCGGTCTCATCTCGTGCGACAGCCACGTCTTTAAGCACATCACGACTGCGACCGATACGCTTGCCGTGCAGGGCGTGGCATCGCAGACCATCTATGTTTGCTCGTGGCGTTCGCGCGCTGCTGGGGTCGCGACGTGGTTTCTGGAGAACACGGCATCGACGAACGCAAACTGTTCCTCGGCAAATACCCAGATCACAGGTGTTGCAACCGAGGCTGCTAATACGGGTGAGACTTGGGGCGGAAACTTCTGGAGTGGGCTCAAGAACACATCGGCTAATGGATTGTGCATCAACAGCACCGGAACCGGTGGTGTGGATATCGACATCTGGTATGCGCAGCTTTGATCATGCGATATTCGGCAATCAGATACTTGTTATCTTGCGGCCTGTTGCTTGCGGGGCTCCAATGCCTCGCGCAAGTGCCGTCAACGCATGGCGGTCTTGGCACTCCTGCCGTGAGTGGGGGTGGAACTTGCACGGGCGGGACGCGCACGACCTCGGGCGGCAACACGATCATCACATTCACGGCGAGCGGAACGCTCAATTGTCCATCCCCATTCACCGCGAACGTGCTGGTAGTGGGCGGCGGCGCCGGTGCGGCCTGCGGTGGCGGTGGAGCCGGCGGATATCAAACCAACGCCAGTTTTTCGGTGTCATCCGGAAACACCACAGTAACCGTTGGTGGCGGCGGCGCGGGAGCGGTTAGCACTAATTCAGGGACGGGTACTGCCGGGTCCAACTCGGTATTTGGTTCGATCACGGGCAATGGCGGCGGCGGCGGCGGCGGATTGAATACCGCCGGGGCGACCGGTGGCTCTGGTGGTGGTGGCGGAGCAAGTGCGGGAGGCTCTCAAGCCGGCGGAACAGGAAATCAAGGAAGCAACGGTAGCGCTGGCTTGGGAGGCGGGACGCTATTTCCGTGCGGCGGCGGAGGTGGTGCAACCTCAGCCGGCGGCGCTGCGGCCAACTCGACCGGTGGCGCGGGAGGTGCGGGAACCGCTAATACAATCACGGGCTCATCCGTCACTTACGCTGGGGGCGGCGGTGGTGCTACATTCAACGGCTCTGGCACGGGGGGCGCGCGAGGTGCGGGCGGCGGCGGCGCTGGCGTGGGTTCTGGATTGGCACCGGGAACCGCAGGAACCGCTAATACGGGCGGCGGCGGCGGCGGC